GGCAAGAAAGCGCTCTATGTGCTCTGAGTCGCGCAGGATGAGTTCTATCTCGTTATACACACGGTTGTTCTTGTTACGCCCCATATGGAAGTCTGAGAGGGAACAGCCAGTGATTGCGTCCCTACAGGCGTCTAGTCCATAGTCGTGTATTGCAGCTCCTATAGCTTGCCGGCGTTTCTCATCTAGGGCTACGCGCTTCTTATTGAACGTTAGGACCCAGAAGTCAAATACTTCTTTTATTTGGTTCTGGTCTACAAGTAAGGATTTCTTGTTCTTACTGATTGTTGCAGCACGGGGGCGTTTCTGAGGTCCCCTTTTCTTAGCTGGTTCGGTCATTTCAAAAAGCCTTTCCACCACCGATATTTGTGAAGACATAGTTCTCCCCCTTGAAAGTTGAGTTTATAAGATTCGTAGGTGAATCTCTAACTTCTCTAAACCAAATTGTTTTTTCTTGGAAGAATGTTGCGACTCATAGTGAGTATGAGTTAACAACTAATTCCAAGGATAAAACTAATTGAATATAGAAAGACCTAATGACCCACTTTGGAAGGGGTCTGGGGAAACCTTTTTCTTCCGCAGACCCTATCGAGTACGTCGCCATGTAAGCCTTCTGAATATTTCAGAAAGTTAATCTAGGTGATTTAGTTGTAGGCCTACGTATTTCACTGGGAGCTACCCAGCGGCATTCAAGTTAGCAGAGTCTTCCACCACCGTCAACCTCGAAACAGATATTTTTAAGATTTTTTTTTCGGCTGTCTGGTTTGATTTATCCAGACCTGCGCACAGCTTGTGCACGGTTCCACAGCGGGGCTTTAACCTGTGATATATTTTACCCTCGATGCCGGAAGGTCCCCCCTTTCTCCTTTCGGTGTCACTCGACCCCGGGGTTGAGATAAAGCGGGTTAGTAGGTGGCGCGCTTGGTCTCCTCCGGGGTCACTTTCTTTTGCCGGCCGGCAGCAAACTATTGTTCTTTTTGTCTTTGTCGTTCTGCGTTTATGCGGTAAAGCTCGATGCTTTCTTCAAACTTTTGAATCCAAACATCCCGGTCTTCGTAGAAGCTCCAATTTTCAAACAGCATCAACTCCGCTAGGACGACTTCCGAATTTAATGGGTATCCACTTAGCGCGCTAAACCATTCAACCTCGTATGCATTTGGTGTTCCGTATTGGTCCCTGCTAAAAACAGATTTAATGAATCCCTGGGTATTCACGTATCGGTGCTTTGGGTAGTATTCCAGGTATCCAGCTTCCAGGTGTTTGTGGACAAACCTGCCGACTAGACCTTCTGATGATTTTGTTTCTGTCATGTTTCTCTTCTTTCGTTTAATAACGGATGGTCTTCCACCACCGTCATGTAAGTGGGGTTATTTTTTCTTCTTTTTCTTCCGGCGCGCAGCTTCCACCTCGTGTGCTGCCTCGTGCGCGAGTGCGTTTTTGGATTTGCTGCTCAGGTCGATATTCAGAAGAACTCTTTCGTATTCGTTGTTGAGGTCGGTACTCAGGAGAGCTTTCTGAATCTTTTTGATTCTTTTCCGGCGTCTTCTGGATGGCTTCTTCTTCGATATCTGGACCAGGGAGTACTTCCCGAATTCATTATCAATCAGCAGAGCGTCTGATTCGTTTACGTCCCAGACGGGTGGATAATTATCTAAATTTTGTGAGAGGAGGACATCGAGCGGGAAAGCTGCAGCGCCATCCATATTCTGGAATAATACGTACGGCCGCACGGTCTTCGAGTATTCGTCGTGCGCGCCGGCAACACCCCAGCCAATAATCTGAAATTTATGATATGTGCATTTAATCTTCAGCTTGCCATCTTTAACCACATCACCCATAACCAGGATTAGGTAAGCATAAAGCGGAGTTAATTGTGGGGTGAGCTGGAGCTCAGAAGATTCGAAGTGGGAGGCCATAGTAAATTTTCCTTTTTTAGTGTTTTCCCCTCGAGCTCAGAACGTTAGCTGAAGCTGAGCTCGAGAGAAATCTGTTAATTTTTTGATTTTTTTGACTACTCAGCGGCCGGCGCCAGGGGAAGTAAAAACCAATTTCTTTCCCACATAATGCCGATTGACGCGTAACCGATGACATCGATGAAGTTATCCACCACCGATTCGTTTTCTGGGTTGGTTTCGTTCTGGAGGAGGTTCTCGAGTCGCGCAACTTTGTCATGCATTCTCACGAGTAGACCGGCGCGTCCGAATCGAGCAATGTTATGGTGCCCGTAATCGCGCTGCTTTCTAACCAAAATCTTCGAAATATCTTCTACGTGGCCGGCAAGCTCTTCGTCGATTTCTTTAAAAATTTCTTTCTTTTCTGCAACAACGGCGGCCGTCCGCCCAAGGATTGCCCAGTACTCAGCCGCCACATCTCCAGAAATATTCTTTTTTGACTCTGGTCCAATCTCGTCAATCAGGTAATCGAGATACTCCCTGACGTCTGACAGCCGGTCCCACGTGTTGAAAGAATGATTAAAAATCTGAAAAACTGCACGGCGTGCCGCGTCGTCCCAGGTAGTGGGCGGCTTCTTTTTACCGTAGACCCAGTCGACCATTTTGACCAGGTCAAGCTGACCATCAGTCATGGTTTCCACCACCGTCGAATTAATAGGGACATCGAACTTCGTTTGTTGCATTACAGGTCCTTCCATGTGGGTGGGTGTGCTTCACACTCTAGCGTAATTTTGTCATTCAGCAACTCCAGGAACTCAATCCATGCATCATCGCGCAGCCCCGCTTCTAGTTCCTCGATGTAATCTATTTGAGCTTGGATGTACTCCTTGGAAAAAGCAGCGAGTATTACGTTTGGATTCGAGCACGGAAACAACACCGGTCCATTCACATTGCCGATTGATGACTCTGGCACGTGGATTGCTTTGATGGCATAATGACCATCAGTCGCGACGAACATAACGTTGTGTTCCCGCTGTTCAGTTTCTTTAAGTTCCTCGAGCATGGCTGCGGCTACATCATCATTTATTCCGGACGCCGCGAGCGCTGCAGTTAACTCTTCTTTTCTTTCGAATGGGACCGATTTCTCGAAGTCATCAAATGGATTTTTCAATTGCACCTCCATGGGCTGAGCTAATTGTACACGCGCGCATCCCAGATGTTAAGTTTTGTTGTAATAAATAATTAAATGTCAACTGTTTCCGTGAGGCAGCGAATGCCGTACTAGTCTCTGGTTTATGGATAACACGACAAGATTCAATACCTACATTAAAGCCCTTTCTCAGTTCGCCGCGCGCGAAGGACATTGCAATGTTCCAGCCATCCATACTGAAATTGTTGGAAATAATGATGTCACACTGGGAGCTTGGGTTGGCTATGTTCGCCAGAGACGCAGAAAAAATCAACTTTCTGAAGAGCGCGCATCGGCTATCCAGGCTGTTTCGGGTTGGCAATGGGGTCCACTGAAGCCTGGTCCTGCTACAGACGCTGACAGAAATTCTGAAATTTTGCAAATGCGCGCGGCGGGTTCTTCGCTCCGCCAAATTGCAGATAAGTTTGATTTGAGCCGGCAGCGCGTTCATCAAATAGTTAAAAATATTTCTATTTAGCTCAGCACCGGGTCGATAGAAATAGTTTAAAAAAATCGTTTTTTTGCTCTGACTCTGGGGCCGGCGCGGGAAGAAAAAAACTTTAAAAATTATCATTTTTTATCCCTGGCTGCGGCCGGCTTTGATTGCAAAAAAAGTTGTAAATTTGATATCGGTATACCTGCACTTGAGCTTCGACGGATGGTTGCAAAAAAATCATTTTTTTGAGCCATACCAGAACGTGCTTTGGTCTTCTGGATAGGATTAGGAATCATGAAAAAGAAATCCTTTCCACCACCGTCATATAACGAACGACACGGGTACGACCTGTACGACGACACGGAAGACGATGACGACGAATCAAAAAAGAACATTGCTGGCGCGCTAGCCGTTGGGCTCATCGGGCACGCAGCGACAATCCTTTTGTACTCTGTCATCATCAACGGATTACTTTCAATAGCCCGAGAGTCCCGGGTATTCGATTGGCAAATTTCATTTCGCAATTTAGTGACTGCAGTATTTCTAGTGCAGGCGTTGCGAATTTGGGACAGGGCTATTCGCTCTCGTCAACGATAGTTAAGCGAGGCTGTCTGAACCCACTGGTTGGGTGATTGGACTTGGACATCTCTATGGAGTGAACCATCTCTGTGAGGCTCACCCATATGCCGTCCAGCGGTAAAGAGAATTTAATTCTTTCTTCCTCTGTAAAGCGCGTTGCGTGGCTGAGTCTCGTCCATCCAAGTTCGTTATTCCAGTACATGTCAGGAGAGTCGTCATCGTGCTCGCTGACACTAAGAATTACGAATTCAAGAGGCTTGTCAATCGCCTTGTTCTGAATGAGGGTGAATTTATTCTGCATTGAAAACTCCGTCGTTGTAATCCTGTACGAGTTCTGCCAGTAGACCATCAACAAAGTTTTCTACTCTTCCCTCAATCTCACTTCCGACGTTCTTCCATTCTTCATCGGTGAGCGGACCTTCAATCCAGTGTTCAAAATCTTCTCTAGTAACTGGTTCAAACTTTACTTCTTTTTCCATGACTGCTCCTTGTTAGTAGTTGTTAGTAATTCTATATCGAATTTAGTGAATCCCCCCAGCGTTGAAAGGAGGGTAAGGACGCTGAGGGGATTACACCTGCGCTGATTAAAGCGCATGCCGTGGAGCGCAAGTCCGCACCCCACGGCACACCTCGTTAGATAAGTTCAGTTCCGTTCAGTTCCTTGTATGTTCGCTTAAACATTTCAGGATAGATACTCACTGCCTTATCGCCAGCCTTTAGTTTTTTCAGTTGGTCAATCGCTTCGTCAACATGAGGCACAACAACGATGTTGTTTTTCTTGCAGAAGTTAATGCACTGCATAGCAAGCACTGCTTCATAGTTGCCACCCGCACCGCACACTCCACCGTCAGTTACCCAAATAATTGGTGACTTAGAAGTTTGCTTCTGCTTCACGCCCCACTCAATCGCAGGGAAGTCAACTCCGTTGCCGTATCCAACGCTCGGAAGTTCATTAACCATTTTGCCTTTATGAGAAACAACCCAAAGGTTCGTTATGTTTGGGTCACCTTTATCGGTGTACACAGCCACAGTTGCACCCGGAGCATGCTCAATGATTCTCGTAAGTTGTTCTCTGCTGAATGACATTGAACCACTTCCGTCAATGATTACAACTCCACCAGTGCCACGAATTACCTTGTCAAAGATTCTCATCTGTGGGTCGGTAATCATTCGGTGCATTCGGCGTGGACGCATTCCCATATTGGAAGCAACACGTTTCTTGCCCAAGTTGCCTTTTGACAACACTGGCATTGGCAGAAACTCAATGTTCAGTTTTTGCCATGAAGCAACTCGGTATGTCGCATTGGAACTGGTGATTCCCTTGTATGGGTTTCCGTCCTCTTTGCCTTGGTCAGTTGGCTTGATTCCCTTGTTGGAGTGTTTGCCACTACCTTCACTGGTTTCGTCACCTTCCTCGCCCTCTGATTCCTCACCGTCTTGACCAAGAGCCTTGCGGAGTTTTGCTTCCTCACGCTCTCTGCGAGCCTTTTCTTTTTCCTCTGCTATCTGCTCGGGTGACTTTGCGCAAAGACGGTCAACCCATTCAGCCAGTCGTTCTGTGTGAACGAATCCCAAAGGGAATAGACCGCTAGTTGGGTCAACTTTTGTGGAAGCAAGGTTTGAATACTTGTCAGCCTTTTTCATTTCCTTGACTGCTCGCTTGGAGATATCAAGAAGTATCGCACCCCACTCTCGCTTGTGTCTGCGGATTCCGTTTAGCAATAGTTTGTTGGACGCAGTGCCAGCAGTAGCAACTGCCATTTGCACAGCACCAGCCCAATCCTCTGTCGCACCAAGTCGTTCACCGTCAGCCGTTTCTCCACCGTCTGCAAGGTCGTTCTTAACATCAAAGCCAGCCTTTTGGCAAAGATAGTTAACACGCAATTCCTCAACCACAGTCATTGATTCTTGGGTTGCAATCTTGCGTTCAATCCATTTCGACCAATCATCAGCAGGCGATACTTTTGCGTGAACCATTTCATGCGCACGAATTGCCCGAGCGAGTGAATCATCATCAGTAGGAACTTTCATTTCCCTTGTAACGATGTTGGTGCAAGGTTCGCCACGAATTGCACGAACCTCGCCCACCGTCCACACGCCACCTTCCACATCGTTGCGTGAAAGAAACTCGGGTTCAGCCGAGATACGTTTTTTCACAGTTTTCATCGTGCCAACTTCTCAATCGCAATAGCGTCAAGAATTGACTGCGCCCTGTCACCGAATGTCAACTGGCTTGCTCGCTCGTCACCAAGACCCTTGCGGAGACTGTCGTAAGCGATGAATGCTCGCAGTGAGATACGGCGTTCGCCAGCGTCAGCCATACGAACTGCGAACTGGCGCAATTCAGGTGAGAGACGAAGCAAAGCGTCAGGGTGTGGTTCGTTGATACGAATCTTGATAGGGAATCGGTCAGTGAGAGCAGTTGGCAATTCGCCCATGTTCTCAACATTGGTGGTCATAATTGCAGAGAAGCCTGCTTTTGGACGGTGGACACGGGCAGTGTCAGGGTGTTCAAACGAAGCCGATTCAGGTGAATCCAACATCGCCAAGAGCGTTGCATAAACATCGCCCGAAGCCTTGTCAATTTCGTCCACGATGAGACGACCACCTTTAATGCCGTTGCCTTCCCAAGCCTTTAAAGCCGACCCGTCAAGCCACTTAGTGCCACCCTTACCGTCAGGTAGGAATGTTCCAGTAACATCCATATTGGTCATGTCCTCGGTGCATACCAATCGGAATGCGCCTGCTTCAACATCGCCGATAGTCATACCAGCGTATGTCTTGCCGATACCCGAAGGTCCGAAAAGGATTACTCGGTCAACACCGTTGTTGAGAGCGTCCTCTAGGTCTTGCCAGCACTGTGGCAATTTGGTTTGTGTAGTAGTCATTTCTGTTTCCCTCCTTAAGGGTGTTTGGTTAGTTGTAGTTACCTTACAGCAGGCGATATCAGATTTACAAAATCGCTTTACACCGTGAGGCAGTACCTACCCTAGGGCATGCGATATCAGATTTACAAAATCGATTTATCCCCACATTACCTATAGAGCAATTTTTTGATTTTTTTGCAGGGGTGTAACAGGGTTTCCCCGGGGCTATCAGCTCTTATTGTTAGGCATACCTAACAGGTTCGGCCGGGGCTCTAGGGTCGAGCGGCCGGCAAATGACCGGTGGGTTAGTTACAACCGCAACAGGCAGAGCAGAAAACTACTTCGCCATGTTCACCGCAGTCAGCGCGGCGCGACTCACAAATAATGCAATTTTCTGCAGACATGGCAGCCTGCGCACGACGCTCCGCCTTTTTCTCTCCACGGTTCTTGCCTATCTTGTAGACAACATAACCACCGAGTAGACCCACTAGATACCAGCCTGTCTGTCAGCCTTAGCGTCCCTGACTTCCCAAAGACCTTTCTTGACCTTACGGAAGGTTGGACTCTCTTGGACGTATTTCAGAGTGGTCGGGTAGGAGAAGCCACACTGCTCCATAAGTTGCTCTGTGGTGAACTGCTCAAAATGGTGCTGGTTCGCCCACTTCAGGAACGAGTCCCACTTGTCAGCCCGCTTCTCGGTCTTGACCTCATCTACGACAGACTCCTCATCTACCTGAATACCGCAGTACTCACTAGATACCTCTGCGATTACAGCGTCAGGAAGCGAATAGGAGAGCATGGCACGGATAGGACTGCCCTTTGCTCCGTCACGATTCCACACTTGGAGAACATGTAATGCCCTTGTGTAGTCACTGATACCTTGGGCGACTTCCCGTGGCACGGCGAACTTATCCCCGAACTCGTCAATGGCTTCAGCCCAACGAGAGGTGTGGATATCGGTAATGGTTGATTCGGTTATTGACTTTTTCAACATAGTAGATACTTCCTTTCACCACCCACCTTACAGGAGGCGATATCAGATTTACAAACAGACTCTTCCACCACCGTCAAGATAAGGCGGCCCCCGGAGGTCATCACATTTTTTGATTTTTTTGAAAATAAAGCTCCAGGCTCTTCGGCCGAACAGTGCTACTACCCACTATCCGGCCCGAGCCCCGGTCTTACCCTTTTGTTTTTTCGAAAGATTTGTTCCACGTGTGCGTGTAGTAGAAACTTGCAGTCGTCTTAAGCTTTCCCTCGATGTGGAATTTAACTCGAAGGTATTCAATAGCCGCCGCTACCTCTTCATCCGTGAAGTCGTTGTCCGTGTCGTTCTCCCAGTAGCCGTTTAAAAAATCGCTTTTTGCTGTCTCCACCGCATCTTCACCGGTGGTGGACAGTGTGTAGTAATTCTCCTCAAGAATCTCTGCAATTTGGGCGAGCACATCCATGTCAATCATTTCGCTTCGCCTTTCAACATCGTGTAGAGGTCGTCTATGACGCCACTAATACTTTCTTCAACAGTTTCGTTGATGTTGTTTTCAATTTTCTCTTCAATCTTTCCCAAGCCGGCAACGAATACATTCCACAGTTCCTCTAGTGATTCCTGCTCTTCATCCGTGAATTGGTCGCCCATGGGTATGAACCTGATTTCTACAATGCCATCAGAAAGTAAATCCATAAGTTCTTCAGGGGTAATAGATTCACGGCGTTTAGCGGAATACATCCGTCCATCCTTGGTAAAAATACCAGTGGTCATTCGACGATTTGCGTCTCTGTAGATAGAGAGGGCTTCAACAATCAGGTTTATTTCATCGAGGGTGAAACGTTTGCTGATTTGTCCAGTTACTGCTTTTTTCTTAGCCATTACAAGGTCCTTCCTGAGAATTCAAACCATTCATCATAGGTCATACCAATAGTTCCAACAAATTCTGCATTCTCATAGAAGTCCATGATAAAGCCCTCATGGGTGATTCCAATGTTTATGAACTTGGCGTTGACCTCGTCATAGCCACTAGTAAAGACGGTTACATCCTTGCGTGAATGCTGATTGACATCAAATGTCATCTTCTCATTGTCGCTCACTTGTCACCTGCCTCGTCTAGGTGTCGCTTGATTGAAGCCATTTCAGCCAAGTACTCATCAAACGACATTGCGAACGGGAACTCAATCATGTTGATGTTGTTCAGGAACAGCGAGTCCCTGAGGTCTAGTTGTTGCCAAAGGTCCAGCAGTTTGTATCCAGCACTCAGGTACTGGTCAAACGCAGTCATCCATTCCTCGGCAATGCCTACAGACACCCAAGAGTCCTCACCTTCCACCAAGGAGAGCGAACTGCCGTTGTCCCAATCAACACCGATACACATAGCGCCAGCATTATCGTATGGCTCACGCGTAACGGTCCCTAGGTCACCCTTGCGAATCCGTGTATACGGGTCGCTAGTGCCGACTAGTTTGATTCTTTCTCCGACAAGTGTCTTTGTCATGATTTTCTCCTTAGTAGTAGTTGAGGACATCTTAGGGTATCCGATATCAGATTTACAATTTTTTAGGCATCGGGTTGCTCTGACTCACATTGTAGAGCCAGTCATCTGATGTTGGTGCTGTTTCTTCCTTTAGCCTGCGTCCACTACTTTGTCCTTCAATGATTGTGATGCCGAGAGAATCTAGGTAGTCTCCAGCTTTCATGTGAATTTCGGTCATGAGGTTGTGAACCCCATCCTTTTCAACATCGTCGCTTTCAAACAGTTCTTTATCCAAAGCGAATGTAAAATTGACTTCGTAAAAAGGTGTATCTGCATCTATTTCTTTGCGTGTCATTTCAGATGCCTTCTAGAACATCTGATGGCTTCACCTTGAGCGCTCCGCAGAGCAAGATGAGTGACTGAAGGCTAGGTGAGAAGTGTCCGTTCTCAATCCGGTTGATGGTCTTGCGCTCGAGCCCCGCCTTCTTTGCCAACGCATCTTGCGAGAGTTCTCGCTCAATACGCAAATCACGAAGTCTTGCACTAACCCGTGCTTCTTTCTTTTCGGTATTCATGTTTCTCCTTGTTAGGTGTTTATTTGGTTTATTTCAGTTTGCACTGAAAATCTGTTGTGAGGTCATGGCTGTATCCATGCCTTCTGCAATCTCAAATGTGAGAGCGTCTTTCCATTCCGAATACTTTTCGTCAAAGTTCTCGTCGTCGTCGTCGTATTCAGGTTGTCCCTGCATTTCGTGTTCACCTTCTGCAACAATCTCTCCTTTGTGAAAGACCATGTAGCCAGCAAAGAAATCTGCTTCCTCTGTGAAGTGCATTCCGAATACAAGTTCAGGGAACTGTTCGGAGATGTTCCTCATAAGACCAACCGCAGGGCTCCAAGCACTTTCCCAGTACAGCGTTATTGAGTTGCTGTTCTCGTCAAATGTGTCCTCGTCAAAATCAACACGGCAAGCACCCCATTTAGTGTCCCAGTTAGCATTCGCCCAGTCGTACCAGTCCTTGTGACCGTACTTAGCGAGATTTGACTCTTGTTGCTTGCGGTGTTCTTCTGCCTTCTCTTCACCAACATATCCTGAAACTGTTTCGTGCAGTTCTGTTGGAATTGGGAATAGTTGGTTCATGTCCCATTCTGTTCTGTTCCATTCAGGAATTGCTTTCCACTCTTCAGTCTGCTCAATGCGAATAGCCTCAATGAACCGCTTCAGTTCTTTGTTGCTTCCACGAACTTCTCCGTATTGGTTGCACCAGTTAGGCATTTCATTCTCCTTTTGTAGTAGTAGGTGATGTAACTATACAGGTACAAATATCAGATTTACAAATTAGTACCATGCGTCAGACCCGTTACATTCATTGGCAACCCAGCGCAACCACCAAATGGCGTACTTGACTTCCTTGTCCAAGTTCTCACCGTCTTTGGTTACGGTTCCCATTTCGGTCATGCGGTTTTCCATGTCGTCTGCCAAAGCGAGGCATGATGATGGTGACTTGTATGTGCCATCTTCGTTGTCGCCATAGAACGAATACTCAAAATCAGGAAGTTCCAGTGCTTCTATGAGGAAGTTGCCGTACTTACCCCTATACCAGCAGTCTGTTCCGAACATGCCAGTAACACTTCCTTCTTGCAAATCAGTCTTTGATACAGAGATGAGGTAAGGGCATTTGCCTTGTGCCTGCGTTTCTCTGCAGTCAATTCGCTTTTCAGATAATCCTGTTTCTTCGTCAACAATGGCTACGCCGTCTTTGTCAAGAATGTCAACTTTTACAGCAGTGCCAAGACGCTCGCAGGCGTATCGGTGTGGGATGTTGTCTAAGCCCATGTGGGAATCTCCTTAGTAGTAGGTGAGTACCACTGTAGCGACCCTGATATCAGATTTACAACTCTCTTCCGCCACCGTCATGATAATAGAGGCGTATATGACCTACGGTTTTCCGGTGCGCAGGTCAGGCATCATGCCGGCATGAAAGCGAACACCTGTTCGCATAGCCCCGGTGACTCAGTGGCCGCCTTGTACACCGGGGCTTTACGAGATGATTATTCGCTTTGAGCTATAACCAAACTTCCATCGAGAATTTGCCATCCGTCTTCATGGTCATTCCAAATGATGGAGACTACCTCTTTGATTCCGTCTAGGTAATAGAAGACATCATCATCCTGAACTCCGAAGTCATCCCACTGCAGGTAGACAGGGTCTTTACTGAATGAGAGGTAGTAACTCCTTGTGTCAGAGTCATCATCCCATTGAACTAGTGCGTCCATGCCAACCAGGATTCCCTCTTTAGCAATTACATTTTTCAGGTATTCCTTCAGTAATCGGAGCGTGAGTAGTGCTTTTCTAATCATCATGCGCTCACTACATCTATAAGTTGTACGAATGAATCCAGTGGCTCGCTTGCGTCAGGGTACGCCCTCATTGCGTCATCAAGGAACAATTGGTAAGCACCCAAGTTGTCATGAAAGTAGCGATTCGCTCCGCCATCTCCATAATTTTCGACTCGGCAAACAGTAATCCCTTTTCTTTGAATTTCTGCAGTCCATACGATTCCTTTAGACGTTTCCATCTCGTGGATTATCTTGAAGTCGTACTGGCTAGCAATGTCGTCCACTGCTGGCTCTGTCACGAAGAGTTTTAGTGACGGTGGAAGTGTTGAATAAAGCATGATTTCTCCTTGTTAGTAGTTGTTTGAATTCTAGTCGTCAGCAGATTTGAAATCCACCGCAGTTCTCTAGGAACTCTGCGAACCGCTTGACATTCTCCACATCAAACGGGTAGGAAGTGAGCCACGATTCTTTAGTGCCGATTCCATCACAGGCATTACACCAGCCATAAGTGCGTCCAGTAAGAATCTGATTTTCAGGAGAGAGTTCTTTAGTGGGCATTCCCATTTCCACGCCTACCTCGTCATTGCGAATGCCAGTGCATTCACAGAGTTGGCACGCTTCACGGGGAAGTGAGGAACGCCACTCATTGTAAGTCTTTGCGTACTTCTCAACCGTGCCATTTTCAAGGTCTATCTTGAGTGACCAAGCCAATGATTCAGCCAATGCTTCATCTAGCCCGTCACCGTCGTTTGAGTGCCAGTACTCGCAACCGCTAGCAATGTCGTCATAGTTGTTGCAGATAAAGTCTGCCAGTGGACGCCAGTACCACACATTGTTGCGGAAGTAACTGCCCGTTTCATTCTTTGGATTTACTCCAATGACATCCATTCCCATTTTCTTGCTCCTTGTTAGTAGTAGTAGGTAATGAAATCTTACAGTATCAAATATCAGATTTACAAAATCGAGCTAGAGCCCCGGGCTTCTAGTCGCTGTTCGCTTCTATGTACTGACGCACCGCTTCCCGTAGGGCAAAACTTCGTTCAATACATTTTGACATTGCTATTCGGTTCAGTTGTTCCAAGTCATTCTGCGATATCCTAAACACGCAAATTGGGTTTATTTTTCCTTGCTCTAAGTGCTCGTCGTGCGGCGGTAACAGATTGGCTTTTCGTGACGCCATTATCCGCTTGTTAGACGTAGATATAGAAACATTCATTCTCTGCGCAACATAGCGCTGTACTGGAATGCGCTTGCTTAGTGCTTCTCTATAAAGGTCTGCAACAACCTCTAGTTCTTCGTGTGTTGTTTTTCTACCTTTATGCGTTCCTATCATACGCTTGCTCCATCAAATGGACATTGAGCAACTTCACCGAATACAGCCTCGTACAAGTTACGCCCGTCTTGCCACTCACTCCAGTCACCATCTGACGAGATAGAGACACAAGAGCCGTAGATTTCTTTCGCCCGAATAAGTATCGCCGTAACTACAGCGTCATACGGTTTCATAGCAGTCTTGCAAAAATCAAAGATTTCAGGCTCATTTTTTCTCCACTCAACTTGAGTTGGCATTGCTTTCCAAGTAAAGGTTTCGTGAGACATATCATCTATGCCATTGAGACTGAACTCGCCTTCCGTGAATTGAGGTGAAGTTCCATTCTCTCCACTCCAGTCGCCTAGTTTTATGCCAATGGTGTATGCGTGTTCGCAAATAGCCTTAGCGTCTAGTGCAAGTTTGCCGTACATATAGGCAGACCCAGCGTTGTTTCGTGGTCGGTAGTTGTAATGCGTGTAACCCATAGTTATTGCCTTTCGTTAGTAGGTGGTAGTACCTTATCAGACCCGATATCAGATTTACAATTGCTCATAAATCATCAGTTCTTCTTCATCAGAGAATGGATTTGAGTGCCGACCAATTCCAGTTACCCACATTTTTCGACCTTGCTGACCGCTGTCACCAATTGCGTCTTGCACCTGTGCTATCGCAAGCCCCGCTGCCGCTCCATCATCAACGCCTGTTACATCAAGCGTGACCATTACTGTCACTCGGTATGTATTCATTAGTAAGTACTCCAATCGTAGTTGTCGTTTTTGTGTGCGATTTCCTCTGAACAAACTCCGATTACCTTTAGAGTTTCGCCGTCAATGATACGGCTACATTTCTCGCAAAGATAAACCTGCCCGTCCCAATCTCCATAGATAGTTGGCGAGACAATCTCTCCAGTCCTTAGGCAAGAGTAAAAGCCCTCGTAGTTTGGTTGGTTGCCACATAGGCACTGGAACCAATCAGTAGTGCCACCTATGAACTCCTCAAATAGTCGGTTGCTCATTTGTCCACTCTCCCGTCCATAATCATTGCGTAGCGGATTAGTTCCTCAACCAATTCCACACACTCCCAATCGTTCGCCTCTTGCCCGTCAATATCTTTCACGGCGAGAATACCGTCAAGGACAAACCCTGCATAGCCGTCCTGCATTTCGCTGGTTGGTTCCGCATTTGGGTCACTGGCGAGATTATAGAAAGGTTGTAGGTATCTGTCGTGCCACTCTTGCGCTGTTATCTTGTCTGTTTCCATAAGTACCATCATAGGGAACCCGATATCAGATTTACAAACCACCTCTTCCGCCACCGTCAAGATAATAAGGGTGGGTAGGTAGTCGTTTTTTTGCAGAGCGATTTATTTATTTTTTGCGATTTTTTTTATTTTTCTGGATAGCCCCGCAGCACATTCTGGGCCGTACTGAGGCCGGGGCTCCTGGTGGAAAATAGCTCACTCCCTCACCAATGGAGTTGCCCATCGGTCTTCGCTGTCGTAAAAACATGTATTGCAGACGAGACTATCTATGTCGTCATCCCAGACTGGCTCACTCCCGAAGGAACGCACGGACATCTCCATTCCGCATGAGTCGCAATTACCACCGTCACCACGAATATGCACCGCTCCATGCACTAGTGGTAGTGCGTTTATTTTTGCGATATATGCCTCGCTCATGTCGTTCACTCCCACGCCCTATTGAGCAGTATGCCTGCGAACGGATTGGGATATCGCACTTCGTCATTGAGCCAACGCTCGCTATCGGAGTGTTGAGTCTCGCAGTCACGGAATGTCTTAGTAGCGAACGCCTTACCGTCCTTCATGAGGCGAACTAGCAACTTGCCAGTGCCGTCTTCCCATAGGTCCAGTTGGTAGGTAGCGTCAATGCCGCCGAACGGGTCAGTTTGTTCACCGAATACGGAGAGTTTGTGAGTCATTACTGCAGTGCTCATTACTTGCCACCTCTTTCGGAGTAGCAAGCAACGGCTTCGGTCAGTGTGGTGCAGTAGTCACCGCTATAACGCTCCCAGCCACTAGGGCGAGCCACAACGGTCCATACGGCGAACTTGTGGAATGGGTTGCTTGGGTTATAGCAGACGGTAATCCACGAGGCGTATGAGTCGTCAATTTCACGGTCATTCTTTTTCGTAAGTGCCAAAACAATTATGTCATTGGCAATTACTTCACCAAGTTTTAGTTCAGCGAATGTCAGGTCCACTGAATTGTCGGTTAGTAGGTACAAGGTATTTCCTTTCGTAGTAGTTGAGATAGACACTACACGAGCCGATATCAGATTTACAAAATTGTTAGGAGCCCCGCTGGGTAGGTAGTCAGGCATCGAGGCGGGGCTTTTCACGCGCATAAGGAAGCCCTGCCCACCAGTTACGGCAGGCAGGGCTTCGGTTGTTCGTAGGGGTGAAAGGGGTAAAGCCCTAGAACAAGCCCATTATTGCGTCAGCGAGTGCGCCACGAGCATTACCGTCATCGGTAATCGTTTCGTCAGGTGTGTCCGAGAAGCGCATAACGCTAGCCCAACCGTCTTTGCCAGCAAACACCATTAGGCGTACACGCCTGCGCTGTGGGTGCTGTGAAGGTGCTACCTCGTTTTCAGGGTCATCGCTTTCGGTGATAGGTGAAGCCCAACCACAAGTGACGAGGGCAACATAATCGCTCACCTTCGCTACTGCTCGGCTGTCATCGCTGTCAAGTAGGTCGTACACATCGCCGTGTTCGCCTGCCAAGACCATAGCCACGCCTTCATCGGTTTCGTTGATAGCAAAGAACAATGCCGTTTTCAGGTCAAAGCCCCCCTCTAATTGCTCGGAGATAAGCCTCTCGGCAAACTCCGCTTTATCCAGTACATCGCTCATCGGTAGTTCCTTTCGGTAGTAGTTGATTAGATAAGCACTACTCACCTTAGCCAGCCCGATATCAGATTTACAAAACACGGGTAGCCGATATGAGAGCCCCGCTGGGCTAATCTCTTTGGGTGAACGAACTAGAGCAAGCAAGAAGCCGGGGCTTATCAAAAAGAATTGCCGAGTTCGATATCGAGTTGTACAACCTTTGGATACAGATAAGAGCCGTAGAGGAAAGTAACGCCGAGTTCACTGCCGACAATTTGCGCAAAAGTTTCAGGGTAATAACAAAAGAGGGCTAGAGATTTCTCTCTAACCCTCTTTCGGTAGGTGGATAGGACTAGACCGCTTCGGCGGTTTCGGTTACTGCGCCTTTAGCAAGGTCACGGACAACGATACGAGTGTAAGCCGATGGCTTCACACACGCAGTTTCCACTTCCTCACTGATATCGCCAGCCTTACGAGCCTTATCAAACTCCTTGACCTCAACGGCAGTCTTGGTGACTGCGCTGAAAATCTTGGCATTGACAAGTTCCGAAAGTGTTGCGACATCAAAGTTGCGACGAATTGCCTCAACAAGTTGTACGCACTTGTCGTTCACTTCCCAAGAGTTCACGCCTGCTTCGGCGTACGCTTCTGAAAGCAATTCCTTCGCAACTGCGACGGCTTTCTCGGCAGAGGCGAGAGCCTCAACGGCACTCACATACTGACGAGCAACGGCAGAAAGTTGCTTGGACATATTTTGTTCACCCCCTTCGGTGTCTGTAGTAGGTAGTACCACTATATACCACCCGATATCAGATTTACAAAATCGCTTGACGAAGTACAGAGCCCCGTCTTTGCCTTTGTTTGGTTGGTTTGCGGGGCTTTTGGGCGCACGAAAAAAAAGAGGGGCAGGTTTCCCCACCCCTCTCTCCTTTTCGGTAGCCAGTTGTGACTAGAGGTACTCCGACACCGACTTGAGAGTAGATGCGCTCACATACTCTTGGTCAGTCATCTTGAGGACACGGATTGCCTGCTTGATTTCGTCAGTCTCGCGCTCGTACCTGTGTTCAGGGTATGTATCAACCTGTGTAGGTTCGGTTGGGAGTGCTGACTTTGGCAACTCCATAGTGACGCTGAACTCCACCGTCTTGCTCTTGGAGTTGCTGGAATACCAACGCTGACGGCTTGCGTCAGTTATCACGCCCTTGCTCTTGACGAGTTTGAGGATAGCCAAGTTGTAGGCTTCCTTTTCCTTCTCAAAACGGGCTTCCTCTTTTTCTTGATTGGCGAAACGCTGTTGGCGCTCTACCAATGCTTTCTCTAGTGATGAGATGAGAGTACCCACCTTCACCTTGACGGATATTGACTTACTCATTATGCCCTGCCTTTCGTAGTAGTTGATTGGGGCAGTAACGACATTACAACACCCGATATCAGATTTACAAAGTGCTTTCCGCCACCGTCATCTAAACACCGATACTTGACAAGCCCTCTCACACCTGCTAGCGCACCAACTTTTTTCGGCTGGTTGGGCGAACATATGTTCGGTGAGCCCCGGTGGGTCAGCCCGCACGGCGGGGCTTATTCATAAAAAATGGCAGAGAGCTCGAAGCCCCCTGCCTAATTTTTATCGAGTGTCAGTCTCTCCACTCCGTGACCACTGGCGTCAAGTCCATGCTCTCTCTGCTGTTGTTTATCATGGTGCCCAACTCCAAGTCATGTGAAGCCTCTAGAGCCATGTTGGCAAAGTGTTCTGTCATGAAGTCGCTCGGAACGTCAGTGTCATAGCCTTCATCGTCAGCGATACCGACCAGCACAGCGTCACCAGCGAGAACCCTGCGGAACAACAAAGACGTGATGTTGTTTGTCGGCAGGTCAATGAGCAAGCCTTCGTCATGTACGTAGGCAGTAACGCCCATTTCCCAATCGTTCACACAGTCAAACCAGCCACCAACTAATTCGTGAATGACGGTATGCGCACCGTCACGTGGAATGTCAATAGCGGTTACTTCACCGCTTGTTTTCACGAGTACTGCTTTCATTTTTTCCCTCTTTCGTAGTAGTTGATTAGAGATTACAGGAATAGATATCAGATTTACAAAACAATTTGATTAGTGAACTAAATTACTTTCGGGAACGATTGCGAGTGGGTCAAACTTTCCTGAACCACTTACACGAACCAAGTAACGCAGGTGATTGTCGTAACCAACAACCACTCCACTGATGATGTTCCCGTGATTGTCACGGTACGCCACCTGCGAACCCTCGTCTTTCATAAGCACCCCTTTCGTTGAGTAGTAGTACCTTACAGGAACCGATATCAGATTTACAAAAATACATAGCCCCGCTAGCTTTGCGACAGGTTGTACAGCGGGGCTTTCATAGCGGCAAATAGATTGCGCTGCGCACCCATTACTAGAAGTGGGTTCTGTTGCCAAGCCCCACTCGGCTCCGTTTGTTAGACAGTGATGGTTCCACCTTCCCAAATGCCTCGGGTGCGGTGTCCTACCAGTGGATACTCATAGTTGAGGTATCCAAGTGGGTAGTCCGCAGCGAAGCGATTTGTTGCGATGACGGTCGCCATGTCAATGCCACAGCGCTCCAAGTCACGCACAAAGGACAGAATCAGGTGTGTGTAAACCACACGCTGACGAATCATCTGTCCATCGTGGAACTGAAGAATGCTCTTTTTCATATTCACCCCCTTTCAAAGAAGTGTGGTTCGAGCGGTTCTCGAACGCAGTAGCACCTTAGTAAACCCGATATCAGATTTACAAAACAGCAAGGGCGCAAATAAGCCCCGGCACAACTCCTACCGCATGCTCCCTGAATACATTCTGTCCTGAAGGTCTGCGAAGTGATAATCGCACAATGAAACGGTAATAACGCCACTCTCATACTGGCGCACAGTGCCACCGCACATATCTGCGCTATCGGCATTGGTGTCGTATTCTCGGCATTGTTGGTGTGTTTGGTTATTCATAGTGATATGACCTTATCAAACTAGATATCAGATTTCCAAATTGAACAATAAGCCCCGGCATTAGGAGAAAGCAATACCTCTAATGAGGCGGGGCTCCTGGCCAAATAAGTGACGCAGGTTTCCCCACGCCACCTAATCGGTTGAACTTGCTTCGCTGATTATTCCTCGTAGCGAAGGTCGTAATCCTCAATGTCGTCACACCATGCGCCAAGGTGGTGAGATTCAATGATTGCCCATGCAGGCGCACTCGTCTTACCCTTCCACGACACACCTTCAGGCAATTCAATGAGTTCATCCCCACTGAAGTCTGCGTTGTAACTGTCAATTGCTTGAATGCACACTGGCACCATTGACAATGGCACTGGCGGGTAGTGATTACTCCGCAGGTGGATTGCTAGGGCTGTATCCAGTGATAGGCCCATGTCGTTGTCGGCTAGTTCGCTTGCTAACTGATTACCCATTATTTGCCCCCTTCAGGACTAGTAGTAGTGAAGTTGGTGGGAGCCTGTCGGGGGACATTTCCATCCCCCGATTAGCGTTATAGGACACTCTTCAGTCCCACCAACAGTAAACACTTTACGGTATGCGATATCAAATTTACAATTCACGACTGGCCACCCCTGCGCCTTCAGGAGCGTGGTTTGAGCCCCGCATACCAACTGTCTTGGGTGTTGGAGTGGCGGGGCTATAAAGCCAAAAAAGTCGAGCAACCTACTGGCTGCCCGACTTCTCGGAGGGTTTTACTGGCGCTTACTGGCGCTGGAGTTTGTACAACTCGTAAATCCAGCCAGTGCCACCGCCGTAGTGATACTTCTCACCAACAGTGTTCTTCATTTCGTACAGCGCGTCATCCAACATGTAGATGGCTCCCTCTCCTTCTTCGCTCTCGAGATTCCTGAGCATTTCAGTCATCTCATCGAGCAAGGTCCTAAGTTCTTGGGCGATTTCCCCAACACTCTTTACCTTTTCTTCTTCCAGTATTTCGTCTATGTCTTTCCCCTTTGTTCGAATGTTCCACGTGGAACATTTCCTTACAAGACCAACTCTAGTACACCTGATATCAGATTTACAACTTCACTTTTTAGCCCCGTCTTGGGGCGAACATATGTTTGCAGCCGTAGGCGGGGCTATAAAACTAAAATGTCGGGCAACCGATTTGGCTACCCGACACTTTCAGTCGATTTGGATTTTGTCAAACACTTCGGCTCGAGCATTGAGCATCGCCCAATGAAAAGCGTCCATGAAAATCTGCTGCTTCTCTGCCGACCTGAACTCTCGCTCGGCGTGGGCTCGAGCCTCGGCGGTCTTAACCGCCAAGAGCCCGACCCACCACTCGACCTTCTCGTTCACCAGTTAGCCGAGTTAAACGGCTCTTTGTTTGGTTCTTTGAGCGCTCGCTCCCAGCCGTCGGCACTGCCGTACCAGTAACTTCCCTTGTAATCACTGACGATGTAGCCGAGTTTCCCTAGCACTGCTTCCTCGATTGTCTCGTCCTCGGGTTGGCTGTCGAGTATCTCGAGTAGTTCGAGTACCGCTTCCCTGATTTCATCAAGAGCCTTCGCTCCTGCTTTCCGCACCTCTACTTGACCTTCCATTACTTTCCCCTTTTCTCGGAATGTTCCACGTGGAACATTCGGTTTTTCTTACAAGACCAACTCTAGTACACCCGAAAGAGAATTGCAACTTTTATTTATAGCCCCGCAGAAGTTTTTTTCATTTAACATACAGATGACATACAGGTAACATACAAATTTTCGTCAGCAGAAGGGCAGGCGGGGCTGTTTTGAGAAAAAAATAAGCCACACCAAAACTCAACGCAGGTTGAAAGGGGTAAAACGCGGAGTAATGGTGTGGCTATTTATTAGTAGGTATTGCTACCCACTAAACCTAGTTTGACATTTCGTGAGTTTGCTCGTCAAACCTTCCAACTAAGTGAGGCTGTAATACCTCGTTGTATCCGTCTGCAATACTGCAAGCCTGCGAGTGAGAAACACAGGGCATTGAGTATTGTAGGAAGTCGCTACTGTCTCCAGTAGGTGACTGAATATGAAGCATTACTGCCCAAGTAGTAGAAACCCCATAAACCTGCATTGGGTCGTGGACTACTTGTGCGCTAACGATAGAACCTTTACCTGATTTCATTACTTGCCTACCTTTCCAGTAGTGAGTGTTTGCTCTAGGACTAGCCACGAGTGACCAGAACTTGTGTTTGCGTGGATTTGGAAACTGTAAGTGTTGTAGTCGCCTACACTCTCCCAGTATTCCGAAGCCTCGTCAGTTGCCAACCAAGCCTCACACTCTTTACGAGTGTCTGCCTCAAAGGCTGGCGTGTCGCTATCTGGGAGACAGCCTGCGCTTGCCCACCAAACCTGATAAACGGTATGTTTCATAATTTCCCCTTTCCGAGAAACTTACGGGGATACTTTCCCCGTTGAGATAACAGTACAGGACTAGATATCAGATTTACAAAATTACTTATTGCGCTTTATTACTGCGTAGATATAGGTAAAGATAACGCCACTAAGAAACCCAATAATTAGCCCTTGTGTGTACATAACTGCTTGCACGATTTTTTCTTTCCGTTGTAGGTGATACTAAATTACAGGCTTGTAGTGATTATGTCAAGGATTTCGATATAGCCCCGCATATCGGGCTGAGCCCGTCTAATAGCCGGGGCTCCGGGAAAAATTTCAGCCGGGTGAACAGGCTGAAACTGGTGGGCTCACCAAGTCGAAAGGTCGACGCCCCCGTGTGGGAAGTTCTCGGCGAAGCCTGTCGTCCAAATCGAGTTGCCTGTTGGGCACCTGTAAGTGTCGTGCTCCCCGAGCTTGTCCAGTATGTCCACGATGACTTCGTCACCAGCGACTGTCACCAGTATCACATGGCCCTCGTAGACCTTGTATGAGCTGTCGCCAGCGTTGATGTATGTACCAATGCGCAGCTTCTCTGCGTCTACGAGCTGTGGCGTGTAGTTCATTCCCAATCCAACCCGTCTGTGAAGGCCTCGTTCTCTGCGTACCACGCAAGGTCGTCCTCTTGTACGAGGTGCCCGTCCAGTGTGTACTCCCCGTCATCCCACGGGTTGAATTCTGCTTTCATTTTGTGCCCCTTTCAGTTGGCCTTGCTTCCGTGCTCCAAACATTACAACACGCGATATCAGATTTACAAAACGGGCGAACAGGCCAGCCCGGGCGAACATGTGTTCGTGCGCGACCCGGAGTCCCGGCTATCAGGCGCGAGCGCCGGGGCTCATGGAAAATTTTGGGGGTGTAACAAGGTTTTTATTCCCTGTCACACCCCCTCGGGTTTAGAACTCGTAGGAGTAGTAGTACCTGCGACCGCTCAGGTGAAGCACAGCCCAACTATCCAACGAATCACCAATCTGAACCCACCTTCCGTTTTTGCGGAGTGTAAAGCAAGCGGTTGGGTTGTTTGGGTTTGGTGTAATTTCCCAGTCGTTGCTGTAAGGCTTCGCACCTTCGGCTGGCTTGACATCGTCTTGCTGAACGATAATCTTCTTGCCGTTTTCACTGACGAAAACAATCGTTACTGAGTGAGTGTCCACTCCGTTGCTTACGTGTGCGCCGTTTCCGACTACTGGCTTTATTCTTTCCTTGGTTTCCATTGTGTCCCCTTTCGTGGAACTCGTTTACAAAATAAACTTTACAGTACGCGATATCAGATTTACAAAAATTGGAATTTTTTACATAGCCCCGCTGCCGGATTTTTTATTACTATGCCGGGGCTAGCTAAGAAAAAAGAGCAGGCGCTTTCGCACCCACTCTCTCTCCGTTATCGGGTTGCGGACTGCACTCGGTCAGCGAGGTTCTTGATGGCGATTTGCAGACTAATCGTTACCATGTAGAGGTAATGATTTTCAATTTTGTCCTTTTTGTAAATCTCTAGGATTTCTTCCCGTGTCTTGATGAGTGACAGGATTTCGTCTGCGCATTCTGTAAGACTGAGTGTGTTGTCTGTTTCCATTTCGTGCCCCTTTCGTAAGGCTTGTTGTTGTTACTGATTACATTACAGCAAGCGATATCAGATTTACAAAAGCGAACATGTGTTTGCCCAGCCCCGCTGCACCTTCGTGTAAAGAATTTATGCCGGGGCTTTCAGCAATGAATATCGTTGACTGAATAATTCATAAAGTGAAAACGCAACCGGGGAGACTCGGTGGTGAAGTCTCCCCGGTCAGGATTTAGTAGACGACTACCGAGGCCTTCGTCCACTTGGTGAATGAGTGAGTGCTAGGCACTCCGTCAATGGTGAGCACTAGGAACTTTCCTGCGTTGCTCCACTTTTTATTCTCAGGTGCAATCTTTGAAATTGTTCCCGTTGCGTATCCCCACGCCTGTCGCTCACGGCGTGTGGTGTTCTTTCCGAACAGGCGAGCTTCAGTCTCGCCAGTCACCGTGTTGGTGATATAGCCAACCAGTATTTGGTCGCCGACTTCTAGGTCGCTTACTTTTACCCTTGTTGTTTCCATTGCTATCCCCTTTCAGTTGGATAAATAAATCGTACAACAAGCGATATCAGATTTACAAAATACCCTCGAGCCCCGCAGTCGCGGTTACAGACGCGCTCTCTGCTGTCATCAAGTGAAGTCGTATGTCAAGAAGCAAGTCCTGCATTTCGCTTGAGGCTACGAGTTCACGGCTAGAGATATTGACTAGCGCCTTATCAAGAAGTGTGATTATTTCTTTTTCGTTCATTGTGGGCAGTCCTCGTATGGGTTGGGGTTTCCTTCATTGTCCTCGCAAGAACAGAAGCCGAATAATTCTACTTGAGTTTCGTGAGTGAGTTCAGTCAAGTCCTCGTATGACGGGGAGCCCCGTAGTTCCTCTATCACTAAACTCCAAAAATCCACAAAAAGTTTCTCTTGTGAGTTCACTTCTTGCCCCTCATCTCCAAGCCGATTAGTACTACGGCAACTCCGACTAACACTTGACTTACTCCTACCCACTGAAGGATAGAGGCGAGTTCGTTACCCGTGAGAGAGGCGTAGGCGTTCTCTTTCTGCCAGAACCAAGCACCGATTAGTGCGCTTACTGAACCAAGTCCAATAATCCAGTCGGGCTTATTCATTACGCACTCCTCATTGGGCATACTTCCCAAAAAGCACGATAGAAATCACTTGCCGCGTCATTCACATCGGTTATGTAATTGTTCACCGATAGGTCACGCCTTTCTGATTCCCAATAAGCGTTGTAAGCGTCTAGATATTCATCTATGACATTTACAAAAACACTTTGCTCAAAAGACACGGTTGGTATGTCAAGTGTTCTCACATACGAGCGAAGGTCTCGTAAGGCACTCACCTTCGCCTCATATTCAGACCGACTTGGTATTCCTCCGTTGTCTGTTGCGTTTTCCCACGACGCTTCTACATCGTCTGCGAGTAGTGAGATTTTTTCAGCAACAACCTTATTGCAGTCTTTGCCATAACTAATTGTTGTAGTTGTCGCAATGGTTGTTTCCACTGCTACGGGCTCACTGTTGCCACAAGACGAAATACTCATTACGAGTATCGCCCCTAGTAATACTGTCTTTACTGCTTTCATTACTTCGCCCCCTTGACTTTGATAATGAGCGAGCAAACTCCATAAACCATTCCGAACCATAACGCTCCACCAATCGCCATATCCAAAAAGACATATGGTGATGTTGTGTTTATGCTCCCAGCCGAAGCCGCTAACGCTCCGACTACTGCTCCAATGTTTGACGCTTTCTTTCGTGTTTCGTGTTTCATTACTTATCCCCTTTCTAAGGGCTTGTTGTTGTTAGTAATAACTTAGGGCAACGGATATCAGATTTACAAATCCACTTATAGCCCCGGTGGATGTTATGCGCACTCTTCCATAACTTGACCACCATCAGTTATGCGCAACTCACAAGTGTTGTGTGTTGGTAGGTAAATTGTGTCGCCGATAGCGAGGTTTGTTCCGTACAACTTCACGAGCCTGTCCACTACTTCCATAGTGTTGCCCTCGCAGTTTGTTCGGGCTATCCAGTAAAGCGTGTCGCCCTCTTTGATAGTGACTGGTGTTCCGTCACAAAAGAACTCGCTGTCTTTTGTATTCAGTCTGTCCAAGTATCCAAATGCGAATACTGACGCAAGTGTTATTGCGATAGTGATAAGCACTGTCTTTGCTGTTCGGTAGGTTTGTTCGTTCATTGCTCTCCCTTTCAGTAGGTAACTAAATCATATCCGAGCCGATATCAGAATTACAGGATACCCGTGCGGGGCTATTTCGAGCCTTTATGGATTTGTAAATCTGATATTGGGGACTATATGCTTTACTTATCCACGAGAAAAGGGGAAAGAAATGAAAGTATCATCACACACAAAAGCCAAGTGCCAAGAGTGCGAGCGAGTATTTGACTTGCTTGACGAGGAACAGGCAAATGAGTTTTTTCACGGTCACGATTGCGAGGGACAATGAGCAAGAACATTATCTGCCCTACTTGTAGTGGCTTTATTCCTAACGGGCACACGCCAGGTTTATATCCAGGTGCTATCTCACGGAAAGACAACAAAACAGAAATTTGTTCGCAATGCGGTGAAGACGAGGCAATGGAAGATTTCTTCCGTATGATGAAGAAATGAGCGACACACCGAAAAAGCCATTCAATGATGTATTTGTTGGAAAAGAATACGAAGATTGGAAAGCAATTGGCGAACAGCGAGGCTGGGAGAGCGGGGCTAAAGCGCCCACTCGGCAAGAAATACAGGAAGCACTTGAGGCAGGTGACGAAACTACCTTGCTTATGGACGGGTTTGACGAAGCCTTTATCGGTTGGTCACGCCGTATCAACGAACCACTACTTGCCGTCTACGACTATGACGCAATAATCAAGGTTTGTGTTGAGCGAGACGGTATGGATTTTGAGGAAGCCGTTGAGTATGTGGACTACAATGTCATAGGTGCTTGGGTTGGCGAACAGACACCAATAATCGTTATGCCGTTTATCCACTAATTTACTATCGGAGAAAAATGACAGCAGTAGCAGTAAGAGTGAGCGCACCACCGAGTGGCGATTTGCCTTGTACTGGCAGGCAGGATTTGTTTTATGGCAAGTACGCCGAAAGACCTGAAGCACGATTGCGCCGTGAAGAAAAAGCCAAAAAAGTTTGCGCTACTTGTTCACAGGCGACTATTTGCCGTGATTACGCCCGTAGTAATGGCGAAGTGTTTGGTATTTGGGGCGGAGAAACAGAAATGGAAAGATACAGCGCAGGATTTATGTTGTCAGTACCACCTCACTTGTCACGGAGAGTTGTTACTATGAAAGAAAGATATGGGAACTTATAACGATTTCCTCGCCACGATTTCTATTTACTACGAGCGACAACTTGTAGCAGGTGGAGACTTGCGATACGGGCAAATGTATATGAACCACCTTTGGGAGATAAAGCCCCGCATAGCAGAGAAACTAAATGGTTCGTTGCTTGACCCGTTTCATAGGGATAATTGCCCACCTAAAGTCCACGAGTTTGTAGAAAGACTTTGGTCTAGCGAATAGGACAGCAAGACGAACGGCGAGGTTTCTGAATAACCCGTGAAGGCTTTGGTTCAGCCTCTTTTTTCTTCTTTTTTTCTTCGTCTGCCATACAACAAGAATACACCTTGCGTTTCGAGCTGAGCCCCGCTAACATCTCGGTATGAGTATGCCCCCGCTTTATACCTGTATTGTTTGCCAAAATGGAATTGACCCAAGCGCAGCGAGTTCTCTTAGGTTGGCAACCGTTTGGCTAAAGAGTAGCGGTAAGACAGTTCACGCCGTTGAGACCGAACTGTATCGCTATCGTCACAGTTTTTGTAGTCTTGACCCGAACTTCCAGCAGGACAGTTTGTTCTAGCCAAGCCTCATTGCGCCAATTGTTGGGTTCATTTCTCCAAGCGTCTTGCCAGCCGTATTGTTCGTGACGGCAACCCGAGCGTCAAGGTTGTTGAGTGCCACCTGAACTGCGTCAAGTTTCTTGTTTATTTCCTCAACCGAATTCATTACCGACTTCATTGCTTGTTCTAACGAGGCTTCTATTTCCATAACGCCAAGCATAGCAAGTATGATGAGCCAGTGAGACTTTATCTTGACCACGATTTACTAGCCCTTGACTTCCCGTATGACCCAGCACAAGTTGCCGAAGTCAAGTCAATAGCCGGGGCTAGCTGGGACAAGGTGGACAAACTGTGGAAAGCACCCGTAGCCTCAATTGACGAGGTGCGAGCCTTTGCGATAAAGCACGATTTTGAGATAACAGACGAAGTACTTAGGTTCACTGCCCCAAAGAGAGCGTCACGAAAAGGTGTGTATCTCAAAGGTGACTGGACTTATATCCAATTCCCCTATGACAAGGTTGTACTCAAAGCAGTAAAGCAAATAGCAGGGGTAACTTGGGATAACAAAGAGATGGCGTGGAGAGCGCCACTTACCTCAACAGCCGAAGCAATAGCGTGGGCTAACTCATTTGGAGTACTTGTGTCGCCCGAAGTACACGGAGTATCTGCCTCAATGACTAAGAAGTTAGATGAACTAAAGGAAGCCTCACGCTCAACCGACGCTGATATAGAAGTGCCTTCACTACAAGGAACGCTACTGCCTTACCAAAGAGCAGGCGTGGAGTATGCGTCTAAAGCCCGTAGAAGTTTTATCGCAGACGAAATGGGACTTGGAAAGACGATACAAGCGATAGCGACACTGGAATATTCGTCAAAAGATAGCGAAGTGTACCCAGCAGTAATCGTCTGCCCCCCTTCACTTGTACTGAACTGGAAGTCGGAGTGGAATAGGTGGTTGCCTGATAGACGAGTTGCCGTTGTAACCAACCGTAGAGAGATACCAGAGCCCCGTTCATATGATGTGCTCGTTGTCGGATACTCAAATATTTCTCACTGGGAAAAGCAACTACTTGCGCATAACTCTTATGTGTTTGACGAGAGCCACTACGCCAAAAGCCCAACGGCACAGCGAACTAAGTCGGCTATAAAAATGGCAAAGAGTGCCCCTAAACACGGGATAGTCCTATGTCTTACTGGAACACCCGTAACCAATAGACCAGCGGAGTACGCCAGCCAATTAGACATAATCGGAAAACTAAAAGAGTTTGGTGGCTTGTGGGGATTTTATAGACGGTATTGTTCAGCCTTCCAAGACAGGTTTGGTCAATGGAATATCAGCGGTCACTCGCACCTTGACGAACTCAACGACAGGCTTCGTGGTACTTGCTATATCAGACGAACCAAGTCGCAAGTGCTTACTGAACTGCCACCCGTGATACACAGCACCCTTGTAGTAGAGGGGACTGATGCGGGGCTCAAGGAGTATCGGAAGGCAGAAAAAGACATAATAAAGTACATAACCGATAGAGCAAAAGAGATAGCGATAGAACTCGGGGAAAGCCCGTACTCGGCTTCGGTTATTGCGAGAATAAAAGCAGAAAGCAACGAACATCTAGTAAAACTCTCGGTACTTAGACGGCTCGCTGCGAAAGCCAAAATGCCAATGGTTGAGGAGTGGGTACAGTCCCGCATTGACGACGGAAAGAAAGTGGTAATCGCAGCGCACCATAGAGACGTGGTAGATGAACTCGCACGAAAGTTCGGCAACCTTCGTATTCAGGGTGGTATGTCGGTTGAGGAAGTGGAAGCACAAAAAGCACGATTTCAGAACGAACCCGTAGAGACTGCGCCAGTTATTGTGTTATCTATTCAGGCAGCGAAAACTGGTCACACGCTTACAGCCTCGCAAGACATACTCTTTGTAGAACTGCCATACACGCCAGCAGACCTAGACCAAACTTACTCACGCCTTCACCGAATTGGGCAGACAGGAAGCGTTACGACTACTTATATGCTCGTTGACGGGACTATTGACGAGGAAATCTATGCGCTCATAGAAAAGAAGCGCAAGGTAGTGAACGCTTCAGTTGAGGGTGGAGAGTTCGCTGAAGGTGGCAACGCTACGCAGTTGGTACTTGACTTACTCAACCGATATCGATAAGCCCCGCACTCGCTTCCGTTCTGTAAATCTGATATCGGGCTTACTAGGCTTACGTTGCCGTAAGGCAAACGAGCCCAATGAAAGGGGGTGAGCAAAATGGAACAGTGGCAAGAGGAGGGTTTCGCTTCAGAGGAGGAATTCTTTGAGTTACAGCGAAGCCTTTGCGAGGAGGAACAGCGGGCGGAATTCATTATGAGTTACGTCGCTGGTGGTGGCTTGTCAAGCGAGGCGCAAATCGCTTGGTTTCACCACAACCACTCGTGGGGCGAGTAACCCACAGAGGCAGGGGCTGGGGCTGGCAACCCTTGTCCCTCGCCTGCGCGTGTGGCGGGGCTTACTCGGTTTCTTTGGTTGGAACTCTGCCCATAAGTTCGTCAGCAATTAGTTTTGCGTACTTTCTGCGCAGTTTCCATACTTTTTGGTTCATTTCAGCCATTGCGTCAGTGTTTCGTGCTTTCTTTATGCTGTCGCTGTCAAACACGCCGTACTTTCTGAACAAGATGTCGTCAATATCGTTGTTTTCTATCATTATGTCGGTAATCCAATGGCCCCGCTTGTCAATGCTAAGCAACAGTTCGCAAAGACCCTCAAATCCAAACTCGTTATAGACACGATTAGTCACTAAGTCACAAAAATGCGCACGATACATAGTCTCGGCTTCGGCAGTGTGCGTCATAAACTCACTCAGCCATACGGCGAGTTCTTCTTTTGACGGAATATCACCGTCTTCACTGTCAAACTCAAAGTCGTCTTCCATTAGCCTGCCTTCCGTTGCGCCGGGGCTCTAGTAATCAATGATACTTGTGGCAACTGTCAAGCCAAAGACAGAATAACTTCTTGCGCTAACACTTTCTTTTGTGTCACCCACGAGTTGTTGTTCATTGAGGCAAGCGCCCGTTCATCTGCTTTTGCGTCACGATAATGGTCAAGGTATTCAGCAATAGCGTTGTAAGCACTCCACCCGTTATACCCGTAGCCACCTGCGTTGCGTTCGTTGTCATACACGCCACGAACTAATGCCACTACCCCGTCACGGTTTTTCTTTTGTCTCTCCGTACCGTTCATTTCGTTCGGGAATACCTTGTCAAGTATCGTTGCGAGTTGCGCACTTCGTGGTGGAACGTTGATAGCAAGCAAGCGATTAGCCGTAAGTTGGAATGACTTCGCCCACTCCGTTGATATTTCTAGGACTTTTTGCGCTTCCTCAATAGCATTATCAGCGTTACGAGTGTGTCGTGCCGTGAATACCCGACGAGCCGACGACTGCCCTGCGATTACCGTGTTTTTACACACCGCACGAATTGAGGTATTGGCAAAGGTGATAGCCGTCTTACCGTCGTGTCCGTTGCGAACTAGCAAGTAACGGTCTATCTTGTCGTTGATACCCGTAGGGTCTATGACGAGTTGCCCCAAGTCAAGCGAACTAAAGAACTCTCTACCTTCGTCAAGTACGCCACAAGTATCTACTACTGCGTCGCCCTTAGAAGCCCCGACTATTGCGAGGGCATACTCCAAGCACTCACGGTTTTGCTGTACGACATAGCGAGTGCCAACCGTAGCAAGTCCGTCAAAAGTGCCGTCGGGGTTCACTCTCACGGTTGCCCGACTGTCCTCAATAACGACTGGCGTATTATCAGGATTTCTGATTAGGTTGCCCTCTGCGTCTACGACTGCGACTTTAGTAGTGACGACATCAAAGTCTGCTTGCGCCGCCTGAAGCATTGCCTCTGCTGTTTGTAGCCCCTTCATAGGCACTCCAAGCCTATGCCACGGGACTTCACGGTCTGCGTAAGCCATTTTCGCTACGCCCTTAGTGTCTACTTCTAGCATATGCGCCATAACTTCGTGCCTCTCGCTGTTACTTCTAGTTAGATTTATCTAAAGGCAAGCATACACTCGCCCCCTGCCTCACAGTGTATGCCGGGGCTATCTCGACATAACAAAAAGGGGGGCAGGCTGTGACACCTACCCCCTTCGCTTTCGTTTTGTTAGTTGTATTCGTTGGTTAGCCAGTCATCACTTGACTTAGTGACTGGCGTAGCGAACTGACCAAATAACTGGCGAGCATATGGTGCGACAATTTCAGCGCCTCGCTTGACGGTCTGAAACTGCGTCACCTTTCTACCTGCCTTGTATCCAACGGCACTACCTAAGCCGAACGATACGACTGCTGTCATTGTTAGTAGTACGAGTACTGCGATTATTTCTATCACTTGCTTCCCCTTTGTTAGTAGTAACTTACCTACCTAAGTATAGGGATAGTCATAGTACTTGTCAAGTCACCCGTACGACACCCGTAGGCACTTGCGAACTTCACAGAAATACGACTTGTGCCGTGTTTGTGTGGTTGTATAGGTGGCGTGGTGGCTATAAGCCCCGGCTTTTCACTGCCTCTTGTCGTCTACGAACTCTGCGTATGCTTTCAGTGCTTCATCAGGTGCGCCGTCTACTAGATATTGGTGCATAACGCCTGCGAGGTCACGCCACTTGCCGTCACTTAGTACCTTCTCGGTAATCGTGTAGCCTTCGTGTTCGGTTGCCCAACTTATTGAGTGGGGCTGTGCCTTGTGTAGATAAGCAACGGCTTCGTAGTAAGTGCCGAAACTCTCAAGCACTGCGCCGTCTCTCGCTACTTCGTAACTAATCTGCGCTTCTGTGTTCACTTGTCAAACCTCACTTCTTGAGACACTCGGATTACTTGTCCGTACTTCGCCACTAGGTCATCAGTCGCTTTCAGTGTGTTGCCGTGACACCACTTGACTGCTAAGCCACTTAGGGTATCGCCTTCCTGAACGATTACTCGGTCAATATCGCAACGATAATTTTCGTCGCCTCGCATTGAGATAATCATTGCGATAATCGTCACGAGGAATACGAGTGGGAGTGTAATCAGGTCACGCTTGCTTGGTCGGTTTGTGTAGTGGTTGTTCATTGTCTGCCCCTTTCAGTAGGTACTAATTACACTAGGGTAGTTTGTGACAAAGGTCAAGGATTTCCGAGCCTTATGGGCATTGGGTTATACCCGTAGGGCTACCCGTAGGCACTGCGCCAACCTCATAGGGATTAGTAGGTGGCAGGGTGAGTGTGTTGCCACTACCTATGCCGGGGCTTCGAGCTTGCTGTTCGGTAATGGCAGGTGGATTACTTAGTGACGGTGCGCTTCTTTGGTGACTTCTTAGTGACTTGCTTCTTTGGGGCGGTGCGCTTGCTCACTGTCACTGATTTGTTTGGCGTGGGTAGCACTGTCACGGTAATCGCTCTAGCACTCTCAACCACTAGCACTGTCGTTGTTGTCGTTGTCGTAGGTGCTTCGGTAATCACTGGCTCACTCTCAACCACTGTCACTGGCTCACTGTCTGCTACTGCTTCGGCTGTCTCGGATACAGGGACTGTCGTAGTCGTGGGTGCGATAGTCGTTGTCGTAGTCGTAGGGGCGAGGGTAGTCGTAGTCGTAGTCGTGGTCGTAGGTGCTTCGCTCACGGCTTCATTACAACTAACTGAACAGTCGCCATTGGTGACTACTGGATTACTACTAGCACCAACCAACTGATAGACGGCACTACGAGCGAGGGCGGTATCTATTCCGTCACGCCATAGGGCGAGCATAAAGTTAGGGCGATAGCCGTTGCCACCTGAACCGTGACCAATACCAACTCCGACATATTCGCACACTGCGAACCATTGGTGCGCTTTCGCTATCGCCTTACCTAGTGCGCTATGACCACCATTGGAATAGGTAACTAATCTCTCAAATGCTTCAGTGCCTATCTCGGTGTCAATAATCGTTATGACTGTCGGTTGCTGTGACGAGGGTGCTTCTCTCGGCTCACTACACTCACTTGCTCTCGCTTCGGTGATAGTGACAAGGGGTAGCGATAGCGATAGGGCTAGGGCTAATGCGATAAAGGTTCGTGCTTGCTTCATAGTAACTCTCTCTCGGTATGGGCTACCCGTAAGGCTACCCGTAGGCATTGGAATTTTTTCACTTTTTTTCGCTTATCCACTCACCACCACTGGCGAACACTGTCTCTCCCTCATTGGTGAAACTCCAAGCGTAATCGCAACAAGGCTTTTGCTCATAGGGGCTAGGGTGTGCGCCTTTCTCTAGCGACTTCGCTAGTAGTGGGAATGTCTCTAGTAACTTGACGATACAAGCGTGGCAGATATTCCACGACTTAGGTTCACTATCAGACATTAGAAACTCAAGGTTGTCGGTGAAACCACCATAGAAACCAAATGCTTCATAGGGTAAGCACCAACCACTGTCTAGTGTTGTTGCTGTCGGGTGACTTACGAGCTTGACTTCATCACAAGCGTCACACTTCACTGCGTTGCTCATAGTGCGTACTCTCCACGCTTACGGCGATAGTGCGATACAAAGTCATCACTGTCGTAGTCACAAGGCGTCCACACTATGTCGGCTTCGCTAAAGGTATCGTCAAGGTGTAAGCGAACTACTACATAGTCAAATGCGTCATAGGCGTTGTATGCGATAAACCTCATACAGCCTACGAGGGTAGAACGGTGTTCGTAGTGACTAGGTAAGTCATAGCGACACATACTCCAAGCGTCACCATAAGAGGGACACTCAACCACTGCGTACCTGCGTCTATCTTTCTCAATAGTCATAGTGTAAGCGTAGGGTAGGTGATATCAGAATTACTAAATGGGGTAAGCAAGTAGGTAAGAGTAAGCAACGAGGTAAGCGAGTAGGTAGGTAAGCGAGTAAGTAAGTAGGTAGGTAAGTAGGTAGGTGTTACCCGTATGCTACCCGTGTGCCTTGCGTTAGTCATACTCTCTCAACTTCAGTGCGAAATAGATAAGGGCGATACTTGCTAGGCAGAATAACTCAAGCACTGTCTCACCACTCATTAGTCATTGCCTTGCGTATCGTTGCTATCCACTGCGTAGTCACTGCTGTCAAGCGTGAACTTAGGCATAACGAATAGCGTGTTGCCTATGCTGTATGCGTTACGGCTTGCGTTGTAAATTGCGTCAGGGAATAAGCGAACTAAGTCAATTGCTTTCAGTGGCGTATCGCTTAGGTGAACTATGTTGCGTATTCGTGCCATTGTCGTTGTCGCTTTACTTCGTACTAGCGACTGCGTGTGCGTAATAAATATCGTCACACCACTCTGCCAACTTCACTAAGTCGGCGACTAACGAACCTTGCGAGTTGAGCAACCCACGCAACCCATCAGGCAATGTTTGTGAATTGCTGTCACCACTGCGTGTTGTGTTGTGTATCGCCGTGATTAGGTCGCTAGCAATTTTTGCTATGTCACCAAAGTCGTTTGCGTTGTATACCATAATGCCCCCTTGTGTAGTAGTTACGGTAAGCATAGCGTATGCGATATCAGATTTACAAAACGCCTTCCAGAGTGGTAGGCGGGGCTCTTCGAACACCTGTTCGCCCTTGGTGGGCACCCGTATTCCAAATTTTTCACTTCACCGTATTTCAACTAGATTTATCTAAAGCGGCTCTTAGAGGTCTTCTTCTTGCCTTTTGCTGCCTGGTAGGCCTCCATGTCGTCTATCGGCGTCACAAGCTCTCCTATGTTCGTCCAGTCCGCCTTCTCGCCTAAGTGCATGACCGCTGTCTTGACTTCCCAGCGCATCTCAGCATCGAATGCAATGTCTAATAGTTTGATATGCAGCTTGTTGAGGTCGTATATGGTCATCGGTGATGAGTCGCCATACCTGAAGTGTTCTCTGAGTGCTGCAGATAGCTCTGCGTAGTTTCCGTCAACATGAATGATGTCTTCAGGCTTTGTGATGTTTGTAGCTATGTAGCCATATGGCTCTTCCATCAAATTGAGAAACGTCCGCATGAGTTCTCTCATTTTTTGAGTCCCAAAACCGGCTTCTTCTAACTGTCCAAGGAGTAGAACAATGAAGCATCCTTCATAGGTGAAGCTTCTGTCATAGCCTGAGACACCTGTCTGTATGTAGGCGGGGGGGATAAACCCTTCTTTAATCCAGTTATCGAAAGTCTTGTACTGAGTTTCGGTGTAAAAGGAGAGCTCTTGCAGTGTGAGTGTAAGAGTTTGTTTCTTTTGTAGATGGAGAGCTTTGATTCTCTCTGTGTCCATAAGTGCCATTGTGTTGTTCCTCTAGGTGTAAATATAACAGAAGACGTGGCAAACCAGGATAAATTTAACTGAAAGTTGGCGCGCCGTTTTTCTCAGTTTCGTTATGCGTGGTAGCTACAAAATATATAACAGCTTGCTATTGCTGTTTAAATTTATCCAATAGAGGGCCAAAAATAAAAAAATCGCGGGGAAACCCGTCGCCTAGATTACAAGTCCCCGCCGTTTCGTTTTAATTTATCCAGAACTCTGAACTCAGCAAGCGATTTTGACTTGTATCCATTTGCTGTCATTCTGGCGTTCATGGCGTCGTGTTCTTGTTTCTTTCTTGTTTGTCCTGTGAGCTGGAGAACGTGCTGTCCATAGAGCGTGATTCTGTATTTCTCTTGTCCTTTTGACCCTGTCTCTTCCAGACAGCCGCTTCTTGCCAGATGCTTGAAAGACTCCTCAACATGATTGATGTAGTCCTTCCTGTTGAGTTGGAAGCTCCGGTAATCAGCACGAGTGAACCAGCCTTTTTTCATCTTTGCATAACACATGACAACATAGGCCTGGCTGCCCTGTTTGATTGGCTTTCTATTTGGGATTTGATTTGTCATATTTAGTCTTTTTTGGTTCCTTGCCAGCTCAGTGAGTTGATGATTCTCGACTCCTCATGCAGTGCCATTGCGTACTCCCCAATGACGGTGCCCGTAGAATCGTCCACAATCGCATTGTGGAGCCTTGTAGCGAGCCCTTTCCATAGTTCTATTAGTTCTGCCGCATTTGTGGCGTCATCATGCATTACGCACTTGCTCACAGGGTTTCGTATCTTCTCCAAAAACTCTGGGTAATCAACTTTTGCCTTTGGTTTTACCTTTTTTGCCATTCCGATTGACTTTCCGGTGGCTGTAACTACTTTTGGTTCCGTCATGGACCAGAGCGTATCTATTTTTTGGTTTTTAACAACCTAAATTTGAATTAATCATACTTTGAGCCAGATTTCCGGTGCGCCCATAGGCCGTGGAAAAAGCGTTGTTCAGGCCTGAATCCGCCAAGTACGGCGTGTGCCATGAGGAACAGGTCAACAACGATTACATCGCCCTCATTCCACTCGTGAACCTGTCGAATATCCTCGTTGTTGTGTATTTGTTTTGTAAAGAACAATGACAACTCAAGAAATCGTGCATCTTCGTAATCTGAAGGCCGCCTTCCATCAAAGCTGTGCAAGTAATAGGTCTCTCTATCGTATTTAAAAAGGGCGCTGAGTCTTAGGGCGTTTCTGCCAGACGGTTCGTACATCTCAACGGCATCATGGAGTGCCGGAATCTGTTGGCGCCCTGGCTCATCGAGCGCCCAACCGTAAAACGCTGCCACTTTGCATTTTTTGAGAAAATCGGCATCTTCTTCACTGAGCATGTCGTATACATCAGAGATGTTCACAAACAAGGTATTCCCAACACCGGTTTCGCACTTGAACTTCTCCATATTCCAAGTCGCCCCGACTGCAGGGTTGTGGTGACCCATATGCTCAAGGTGCCAGGACAAAAGTATTTCATCTTTTTTAATGTTGTGCCTGTTGTGCATATTCATTGAGTGTGAGTGGTTTTCTTCATATGACCAAATTTGCTCACCAAATTCTGACGAGTTTGGATACCAGCCCATTCTGTCGCCGAATATCTTTGTTAAAAGCAGCTGTTCGGAGCGAGAGATACTAGTGCCACGAAAAACAATCAGTGCGTTCCTCTTGAAAGCATCTACGTAGCCATCAATGTTCTGAATGATTGACTCAAATGAATCAACAATGACTGGTTCAACAATTTTCATACTCGCAATAATCCTATTCCTTCTGTCAGCTACAACGATTCAACCAAATTCTTAGCCCAGTGCCAATGAGCATGTGAGCCAAAGTGACCCATGGGTCTGTTGTCCTCAAAATGAAGGGTTGACTTCTTTAATCTATCCAGTTCGACCTCTTCGATAATCAGGTCAAACTTTCTATGCTTCTTGGGTACCAAATATCTGTCATAACCATAATTGAAGCATCCATTAGACCTGTTTTTTAGGTCAACACAGCACTCCCCCGACCACATGTTATGTGAGTAATTTCCAAGGATTTCATTTGTCTCATAATCGACATAGGGGTTATACAGCTGAAGATAGTTCACTGTGTATTTGTTCTTTACGTAAGATTTAAAGTTCTCTAAAAATTTGTACTCTAAATACTCACTTGTGTCTGTCCACATTTGCCAGCGCAGCACAATGTCGTTCGCCGCACACATTGCCTCCAACTCGCTCAGCGCTACTACCGACTGTGTCGATGCTTGTTCATTCGTGTAGGAGTTGTCGGTCATTCCCACATGGGTATGGCCATCGACTATCTCACCAGATTCCGTCGTATGTTGGTATCTGGTAATTTCTGGGAAATTGCAGAGAACTATTTCAGGGGCACCGTAGGTTCGGATGTATGTGGCCAGCATCCTTACCTGAAGGGCAATTGACGAACCAGGTTTTCCGAGGTTCACCACGTCGTCAATTCCAGTTAATTCTCCAACCACCGAAGGCCATATGAAGTTTTCCGGGACACCAACACCGAGAGTGTGCGAACATCCAAGGGCTATAATCCCCGTATCTTCATGAAAATCTTTTGACCTAAAATTGTTTATGTTAAAAGAGTAACTAAGAAGTTCCGGAGAAGCATATTCGCTCTTTAGGTTTGATGTATACGATGTATACGGAGAATAGCATTTCTCAAAAGATACGTGTTTGAACCCGGCACTCTCCCATGTCATTAACGGCTGTGGCGGTTCATGTTCTGCTTTGCTATTTATCATCATAGTGAGTCGACTAGGTTTTTTGCCCAATGAAAATGGGCATGCGAGCCAAAATGAGCCACTGGTATAGTGCCCCTAGTATTCAAGGTCGATTTTTTTAATTTCTCTAGTTCATTTTTTTCAATAATTAAGTCGTGTTTTTGGTATTTTTTAGGGACCGAATACCTATCGTAACCATAATTGAAGCATCCGTTTGACCTCTTTCTCAAGTCACTACAGCACTCTTCTGGCCATGAATCATGCGAGTAATCTCCGCAAATTTCATTTGTCTCGTAGTCAGTATACAAGTTGTGCATATGGAGATAATTTGCGGTGTACTTATTCTTTACGTAGGAGGTAAAGTTATTCAACAATTTATCTTCAAAATTTTCACCTGTGCCCGCCCACATTTGCCAGCGGAGTAAAATCCCGTTTGCATTACAGATTGCTTCTAAATCTCCAAGCGCCAATATGGATTGTGTCGATGCTTGCTCATTCGTATAAGAATTATCTGCCATACCCATGTAGGTGTTACCATCAACTATTTCTCCAGATTCGGTTATATGTTGATACCTGACAATTTCTGGGAAATTGCAAAGAACCATTTTGGGAGCACCATAGGTTCTGACGTAAGTGGCCAACATTCTTACCTGAAGGGCAATTGACGAACCAGGTTTTCCGAGGTTCACCACGTCGTCAATTCCAGTTAGTTCTTTAACAAACGATGGCCATATGAGGTTTTCTGGAACACCGACTCCGAATGTGTGCGAACACCCAAGTGTCACCGTGTTTGTGTTTTCATGGAAGTCTTTTGACCTAAAATTATGTATATTAAAAGAGTAACTAAGCAGTTCTGGCGACGCATATTCAGACTGGAAGTTTAACGTATAAGAGGTGCGCGGTGAGTCACGCTCCTCAAATGAAATATGCTTGAAACCGATGGTGTCCCATTTCGGTGAAGAAAATGGAGCGTTTTTGTCAAAATGCGATGGTTTCAATGGCGCACTAGACACCAAATTTTTTTTGTACTCCTGCCATGGGCTCATGATGCTCTTTAGTATGTGAATCTGGATTTTTTTCCAAATGCACGTCTCCAGAGAATCCGGATTATTTTACGGAATTTTCTAACTTTCATACCGCTATCCTACATGCAGATATTTATAGTGGAATGTAACGAATTCCACTTTTTGATGTCTTCCACATCGTTTAGTAACGGCTGACCCTTTATATTTAGGCTTGTATTGAGAAGAACTGGAATGCCTGAGTATTTCTTCCATTTTTTTAGCAGCTCGTATAAACCAGGATGCTGTTCCTTGTTGACGGTTTGAACCCGTGATGTTCCGTCCTTATGGACAACCGATGGGATTAGCTCTGGTTTCTTGCATTTAAATGCGTACTGCATATACGGGCTTGGCTGACTCATTTCAAACCACTCCGATGCATGTTCCTCCATAATCACGGGGGCAAACGGGCGAAACAGTTCCCTTTCTTTTACGGTATTAACCAAGTCTTTGCACGAAGGGTCTCTTGGGTCGGCAAGAATGCTCCTGTTTCCTAGCGCACGTGGGCCATACTCGGCTCTTCCATTTGCGACTGCCGCAATCTTGTTGTTCACAAGCTGACTGAATATTGAATCAACCGGGTATTCTCCGGGGACTGTTTCCCCAAGATAGGGGCTCTTCCAATCAAGGTGTTTGCCGTATATTGCGGCCGCCGCACCAAGACTGCTTCCGGCATCACCTGGATTTGGCATTATCCATACCTGATTGTAGATATCGAATAATTTCGTATTTGCCGAGCAGTTGAGTGCGCACCCACCCATGAATACCAAATTCTCTTTGCCTGTTTTTTTCTTTGCGAAGACCATGAATTCAATTAGTCTTTTTTCGTAGACGGCCTGAACGGCTGCTGCGATATGAAATTTATTCTGCTCTGTAGGAACTACAGAGAATCCCCCAACCCCGTAATGGAATATTTCTGTCTGCTCTTCGATTGTTGGGAATAACTCATTGATTTCAGAGAAGTAAATCTCGGGGTCCCCATATGCGGCCATTCCCATCATTATGTACTCTTCTTCATTGGGTTTTAGTCCTATGTATTCAGTAAAGGCCGAGTAGAACAGGCCGAAGCTAAATGGGTAATTTCTGGAGTAAACCTTTTTAATTGTTTTTCCATTCCCCGACCAGATACTGGTTGTTTCAAATTCCCCAATGGCATCAAGAACGACAATCACGGCATCTTCAAACGGGCTTGTGTAATACCCGGCACAAGCATGGGAGTAATGGTGTTTAAAGTTGGTAATTTTCGAGTCGGGGAAGTATTTTTTTACAGCAGAATAAGAAGAACCGTAGCCACCAAACAGATTCATTCGCAATTTCTTTAGCCGTGGCTTTTCGTAGTATCCGATTGCGTCTGGCTTGCCGTACTTAAACGCCTCTTTTACTATCTCGTCGTTTAAGTGCCAATCATTTTTTATTTTGCTATATCTCTCAGAGTGTGAAGCAAAAAGAATCTCACCATTCTCGATAACGGAAATTGATGCATCGTGAGAGCAGGCGTTCACGCCAAATATAATCACTGGTTATCAGTATTTATTCCGACGACCGAGTACTTTCCGTGGCGCAGTGTCTCTGCGGCATACTCTGGGTTGAGGGTTTTTCGCCATCCGCCGATTGATTTCATGAGGACTCCAGGTCCACCGGTGGCACTGCACGTTTTAGATGCAATATCTTCGTATTTGGAGATGATATTACCGATTTGTATCAGGGTGTGCTTGTCATCCATGTTTGATGGCTTTATGTAGAAGCGAAGGCCGCCAAACTTTTCCTTGACTTGGTAAATCTGGTAGTTCGGGTCCACTCTGGTCAGTTCTTTGTCGCAATCCAGGACAAGCTGATACCAGCCTTCATCGACGTCTATCGATTTCCAGTATTCAGGAACTATCTTCTTCTTGAGCTCCTCTATCTGTAGTTGCAGCTCATTCATTTCTTCTCCTTTTTTGATTTATCCTAGTGGGCCCGGTGGGGATTGAACCCACGACCAAGGGATTATGAGTCCCCTGCTCTGACCACTGAGCTACAGGCCCTTTTCTTATCTGATTGCCTGCCACCAAGCATCTTCTTCGTCAGCGGAATAATTATTTTTTATTCTCTCGCGGACCCTGTCATACAACCCATCCTTGATGTCCTCGTAGACTTCTGTTGCAATCTGCACATCACCAAGGTCCATGGCGAGCATCTCTGCTGTTTGTTGCCAGTCAGTAGCAATCTTTTTCCAGTTCTTTATCTCTGCAACCATGTCTTGCATATACACCCTTTCGTGCCCCTGGTTGGAATTGAACCAACGTGGACCATTACGGTTTCTACACCTTATAAGAGTGAGCCGATACAGGGGCGAGCATTACTCTGCCAACCTTTGTATTCGACCAGTTAGAAACATTAGTAACGAAAGCCCACCCCTACCATCTGTTTATGCAATTTTAATTTCATTTTGCATCTTCTTCCGGTGTTTGCTTGTCTTCGGTTTCTTCTAAATCTTCGTATGTTTCGTAAACTTCAATAAGCGCATCGGTTCCATTTGTCATCCCAGGTTTTTCGAGGCTAATAAACCTGCGTACAAATTTACGCTTCTCATCCACGTCGTCGTGCTCTGTGGTTCGTTACGGCGGAGGCGTATTTTTCTGCATAACTTTGGTCTGTATATTCCATTCTTACAACATCATAAAGCTCATCTGCTAGGTCGCGCTCTTTTTGGTAATCGTTTCTCCAGTTGTCCCTGTCTAGGCGAAGCAAGACATTGTGGTCGCGCAGCGCTTTTATTTCATTTATAACTGTCTGCGCAAATGGACTTGGGCTCTTTCTGAGCTCTTCAATGATGTCTATTTGGTCTTCTTCTGCTGACACTTTTCTATCCTTGTTCGTCGTATCTCTGGTTAATCATCATGTCTTGGACATCTTCAGGCATAAGAAGAAAACCTTTTGCCGGATTGTCCGCGCCACCAAGATTTATCTTATTAGAGCTGTTGAACCTTTCCGGGAATGCTCGTAGGTATCTTTTTAGCCTCGCTACAGAGACAACAATAAATGCTCCCTCAGGTGAAAAGATATAAACCCACCATTTAGCGGTAGTTATGTTTATGCCGCTTTTGTTCCAGACCTGAACGCCGTTAACGTCCTTGTATCCGCGTGGGTTTTGGTCTGTTTCAACAACCATCCTCCCATTGCGATACCTGTCGCTCTTCACTTCAAACGAACCGTCTGAAAGGTCGTCGAGGAATATTGACACAAGGGATTCACCTTGTTGCCCGTAGGCCAGGTCTTTTTTAAAATCAAATTTTCGTGCTGGAATATCAAACTCTGCGGCCATTAACCAATCATGCCAGCATTAAAACTTAATTGCAACCCTAGTTTTTGTATACTCGCCAGTTTCCTAGCTTGCCCTGAGAGTTGTCCATAATCCATTTTGCAAATTTTACGTTGCAGTTAACGTCTTTGAGACCGCTCATTCGATTTTCTACGGCATCTTCTCCGCAGACATCAGCAACTCGCGACCTCCAGGAAGAATTAATCTGAAGTAAGCCAGTGTCGTATGACTTATCCTTGTTCAGAGCGTAGGTCATGTTGCCATTGGCATCCCATCTAGCGTTTTGAGCAGCTGGATTGCATCCACTTTCACGCCATGCAATATACGAAAACACCTCAACCGGCTCAAGCCCCACCTGTTTGAATAGCGGCTCCCACATCGGACAGCGCTTTGACTGGTCCGCTGGGATGTTGTATACGGCGCTCATTGGCGGAGTTGGAACGTTGCTTACGGGAAGATTGAGTGATTGGAGCTTCTCTATATGCTCTCGGCGAGTTATCGGACCGTAAGTTCCATCTATTCGCACTGTGCCTATCGCCTGTTGTAGGCTTTTGACTCTTTCACTCTTCTCTCCGAATGAGTAATTGTCCAATAAAACATGCCTATTTTTGGCCTCTTCCATTCTGTCTGGAGAAACAACAGAGACAGCTGGTTGAGGCGCCAGCATGGCTACCTCCGCCTTTGTCCCACCCGGGATTGAAATCCCTAGGGCTCCAAAAAGTATAGAAATAGACCATCCTGTGATTTGCTTCAATGTTGTTCTCCTGAACTCGGCGGATAGGGCAACAAGCTTTAGTAAATAGCTTGCCTATGTCAGTATCGGGTACTTCAATATTACCAAATTATTGCGCAATAGCAACTTCAACGATAGCTTAACTCTTGACGAGTGGCCCTAATCCCCAATAACCGTACGGTCTTGAAGGCTTGTCATAAATTTCTCAAAATCTTTCAGATTTACTGAGGTTTTGAATGAATTTTCGGACTCAACATCATGAATATCGAGATTCATTGATTGAACAAGAACGCTGGCAATGTCGCCGCAGTTATTTGATGCATCATCAATTTCTTCTTCGCTCATATCTTCATCTATATAAAAGTACAAAAGCACCCCTGCAATATGCTCAACGAGATTTAGGCGGGCTTCATCATTTGTTGCTGTCATGTGTTGCATCCTATCACCCGTGGTGATAAAGTTGCACTCGCCGAAGTCATCCGACCTCGGCATACGTAAACCAAGGAGAAGAAATGAACCCGGCACCAACGGTGATTATCGGTAACGTTACGGCGGAACCAGAACTCACCTTCACATCAAACGGACAGGCACGCCTGTCATTTTCAGTAGCCGCAAACTATGTTTGGTACGACCAGGCAGGCGAAAAGCAGGAAAAGGTTTCCTTTTTCAACATCGTCGCATGGCGCTACACAGCCGAGAATGCTGCAAAGACACTGGAAAAGGGAATTGGTGTAATCGTAACAGGACGCCTTGAACAGCGTTCATGGGACGACAAAGAGACAGGTCAAAAGCGTTCAACAGTCGAAGTTATTGCAGACGAAATTGCAATTAACACTCGCAGTGTTGAAACTGTTGTCCGTCGCACCAAGCAGGACGGTGGTCAAGCGCAGGGCGGTTCATCCGCTCCGGCACAGCGCCGCTCAAAGCCAGCAGCATCAAACCGCCAGCCAGTAGGCGTCGGCGTAGATGGTGAATCAGAACCATTCTGATTCCTGCTATTTAAATAAACAAAACCCTCGTTAATTTCGTGCAGAGACGCGAAGACGAGGGTTTTTTTATGCTCTTTTTAAGCCATGCAATATTTTCGTAAGTTCATCGCCGTCAAACGGAATGGCATAAGCATCGACATAGTTCTTAGCATCCAAAAGCATGTCTATGACCTCCGCCACTGGGACTGAAGACCTAGGGTCTTTGACTAATTGCTTTGAAAGCCGCTGTAAGTGAGTATCTATGGAATCCATGGGTTAAGTATAAACATAAAAAATATCTGCTTTGGGGTTGCCAATGTATTTTTTAGTTATTAATATCTAAGTCAACCTACAAATAGACGGACATAAAGGAGTTATTACTAATGTCTGAATACAATAAACTAAAGAACAGCGGACTTGGTCGCGGTCGACCGAAACTCAAAGAGGAAGAGCGTGTTCTGCGCAAGCAGATGAATTCTGTTCGCCAGGAAGCCCGCAGGCGTGCTCATCTCGTTCTTCAGCATCGCCATCAAGTTGAGTATGACGAGATTTTCCAAGAAGAACTTAAATCCCTTTTCAAAAAGGGACGCTAGTCAGATTCTTGTTCCCTGGTGGCTTCATATGCCTCCAGGGACTTTGCATCATGAACTAATTCTCCAGTTTTAAATCTAAGAACAAGGGGCGGAGGTTCTTCAGGGGTAGTCAATGTTCCCACTTTTCATTGAGCCTCTACCCTTTTTTGAGGGCTTCATGACTTTTGACTTTGATTTTCCATACTGAGATTCTAGCCATTCGTCGAAGTCTTCTACTTCTCCGGGCTTAGAAATAACGTATTTTTCGTATTGCTTTATTAAGCCAATAAGCTCATCGTCTTCTTCATCAAATCGTGGCATTTCTATCTGGACCTTCGCGCTCTTCTTCCAGCTTTTGCCGCTCTCATCGTATTTGGAACGAATTGTTTTCCTTTTTTGCTTCCGGCAATCTTTTTCCTGTTTGTTGCATTTTTTTGTGCTGGTGTTAGTTTTTCCCATGCCGCTGCAGGAAGATATCTACGCATTCCGTCTGGTCGGTTTGCTGGCTTACCATCGCTGGTAGTCCATTTTTCTTTCGTCCACTTCTTTAGAGACCTCTGAGTCTTGCTTAATCCGCCGCGATAACCGCCACCAGCTTTTCTGTACTGCACAGCAAGCAATTGAGCTTTTCTGGCAGACCACTGGCCAGGTTTGCCGCCATCAGAGCCGGCAAGAATGCGAGATTTAATTCTTTCTCGTAGCTCCGGTTTTGTGTATGAGTTTTTTGCTGATTTTTCCATTAACTCGGAATCAACACCAGCTAAAAATTCGCCAACAGCCTGCTCAACCCACTCCGGGCCGTAATCTTCTGATTTATCTTGTCTGCTGGCCATTTGTTTCTCCGCTTAAAATAATACGCGATATAGAAGCGGATTCGTGTTAAGTGTTTATTGCAGTCTTTGACCGCATTTTAAGCAGGTAACAGACCATGGGTAGCGCCTGACCGAAGGGTGCTCACATTCAAGTAGCGTCTTTGCCTTCGCATTTAGCACGTCTCGTATCCACGCCGACATGGTTTTACCATCGACGGCCGCAGCCTGCCTCCAGCGCTCCCTGACCTCGTCCGTGGTTCTGATTAGGACCGATGTGTTGGTTGGTCCTTCGTCTTCTTTTTCTAGTGGTCTTACCGACAAATCTGTCGAATCAGCGACGGCCTTCATTGCAGCTTCAAGGTTGCTGTCACTCATCTGTTTCCTCTTCGTTTGGTTCTTCTTCTACGGATACTATCTCAGCATCAACGATGTCTGCTTCACCCAACATTTGTCTCACAGCGCTTTCTGGGAGAACTCCAGACATCCCCATTAGTTGAAGAAGTTGCCTTGCTTCTGATTCTGGGTCAAATGTATTTCCAATTTGCTTGAGCTGTTCAGAGCCAGCAAGTGTTGCCTTTATCGTTTCGCTCGTCTTATTCCCAACATCCATCTGAACGCTGATGTTGGTTTGGTCCATGCCTAGAAGTTTTGTGCGCCTATCCATGATGGAAAGAACCTGCTGTATCGCCTTCAAGTCCGGCTCAACGGCAACTTCTGTTCCATCATCCATCACCTGTCTTCTGTGTTGGGTTAATGGCCAAATTGCCTGCTGAAGACTGTCCAGTCTTTCAAGTTCAAGCCGAAGAACTTCCGGGTAAGCCATCAAGGTCTCGCGGTTCATTTTCTCTAACTGACGAGAAATTGCTTTAGACACAGCGCTCGTTGTCATTCCAAAACGTCTTGCTATTTCGGATGTCGAAGTGCCAGCTTGGCGAAGCTTAAATATTCGCATGTCTCTTTCACCAAGAAACTCACGCGTAGCAATTTTATTGCTTTTGTCTTCGCTCATTACCCTATCTTAGTGACTTATTTGTCAACTTTCATGAACTCAATCACTTCGAACGGGAATACCTTGCCTCGTTTGATTTTCAAAGGCCACTGACGTTGGTCGCGAGCTCCTCTGAAGTGCCGAACGTCGTAAACGTATGGCTCGTTGGCTGTCGGGTCCGGTTGAAGAGAAATACCAAACTCCGGCCAGCGCGACCAAACAGCAGAACCAAAAGGACGCAATTCTCTTGTATTAAGAGTTGTTCCAAGTGGTGCGTGGTGCTCGAGCCAAAGAGCGCATCCATAAACTGTTCTAATTGTGTCTAGGTACTTGGCAACCTCAACAGCAATGGCCTCTGAGGTTCGTCCGCCTGGGTCGACGAATGCCTTATACAAAGGACCCATCACCAAAATGTCTGGCTTGACTCGCTCAATCGCTTCTTCAAGAATCAATCTGTCTTCTGGCTTCAATAGGTCCATTCCAGACGGTTTGGTTAAAACCTCTCCATAAACCCTGGCGACATGTCCGCGACGCATTGCTTGCGTAAGGATTGCAGAAGATGCTCTTCGAATAATTCGCTCAGGGTTTTCAAGGTCAACGGTCAAAGTTACGACGGGCTTCATCTGCCCGTACGTGAAAGGGTGAATACCAGCAGCAGCACAAAGCGCAACTTGCCGCGCGAGCATAGTCTTGCCAACGCCTTCGGCAGCAACAACGATTACTCTTTCGCCACGTTCAAGAAGACCAGGAATAACCCAGTCGTAAGATTCATCAACCTGCTCCGCAATAAAGTCGTTCCATTGAACCAGTCTGCCTGGGTCCGTGATTTGCTTCGATGTAGTTGCAGAAAGAATCATCGACATTTTTGAAACCATTTGACCAGGACTTAAGTCCTCCCTACCAAATAGTTCTTGAATCTTTACGAGCGCCGAATCAAAAACAGATTCTTTCTTTTCTTCGATTGGCTCGCTATCTTCTTGAAATTCATTTTCGACATTTTCAACATGCTCTGATTCATTTTCTTCAGATGGCGAAAATGCGACAAGTGTCTCAAATGTCCCACCTGAAGATAGGTGGTCAGTAATGTCTTTTACATCTGGGCAAACCCATGCCTGCGCATCGCACCCTGCATCTGTTAAGACTTTCAGCAGTTTTGAAGCATGCTCTCTTCCAGGGGCATCGTTATCTGCGACGATGTCTACAACTGCGCCTTTAAGCGCTTCTGTGTGGATGTCGAGCCAGTGTCCAGCTCCACCGGGCATTGTTGTTGCAACATACCCCAACGCAATAAGTGTGTCTGCGTCTTTCTCTCCCTCAACTACCCAAATTGGCGTTCCAGAATCTTTTGCAGCAAGAACAGCTGGAAGATTGTAGAGAATTTTTGGAACTTCTGAAAGCGAATATGACCATCCGCCATTCTCAACCGGTTTTCTCTGTCGAAAAGTCTTAACACCATCCTGATTTGTATATCGAACTTTTTGAAACAGCAATTCACCAGATTCGTCGATGTAGTCATAAGAGCAAACAAATTTAAGCTCCTCTTTAATGATGGGCTTTGGCGCCTGCGTTGACGTTTGTTGTTTTTCTTTTTTAACAATTGGCTTTTCGTAAATTGTGCTCGTGCCGTTTTGGGGCATTATGTCGGAAATCGCTAAACCAACCGAAGCACATATCTCTGCGACATCGCACCCATTGCCTCTATGGCAATGAACCAAAACGCGACCATCTGTTCCCTCACTTACAGAAAGAGATGGGTTGTTATCGTCATTCCTGCAAGGGCAGCGTGCCATAAAGTTCCCGCCACTTTGCCTGACCCCATCAAGTCTGTCAAGGAAGTTCTGGACGATTGGTCCGGGCGTTGTCACTGTGCTTCCCGCAGGGCTTTCTTTATTGCCGCATCCTTAAGGCGATAGTTGCCCTTATATGCAAACCCATTGGCGTTTCGCCTTCCGATTCCAGGAAGGAAAATTCTTGCTTCTCGAGATAGGAGAATCCCTTTGTCACTTCTCATCATTGCGCGTTCAGCTTCTGTTTTCCCTCCCCAAATACCAATTGGTTCATGACGAAGTGAATACTCAAGACAGTGCTCCATTGATGGGCATGAGTTGCAAAGCTCAATTGCTTCTTTTGTATCTGCCCTAAATTTAAGCCACTGTTCCCTTGGCAAACCTTTTTCGATTACTGGGAACCACTTGTCAACATCGTGTCCTTTGCAGTTTCCCTCTGCTGGCGGCGCATCGTAGTTTGGCAACAATTCAACTCCTTACGTCGGATTAGGTTTGGTTATCCTAGCGACGTCGGATGAAGAAAGAAATACCAGAGCGTGTTTTACTACAAGATTTCCGGAGATGTCTGTTGCGACAATATCTATTGCTTCTAATGGTATTTTAAACTTTGAAGCAATTGCAGCTTTCATTTTGCTTATATCAATTTCTTCTTCAACAAATTTTACATTGTCATCAATGTCTGTTGGAATGGCTCCGGCGGTAAGAGCTTTCATTTCGCCATCTTTTTCCACAGCACGAAGACACCATGCACAAGCTAATTTTGGCGTCGAAGCAGCGCGCGCACGTGTTTCAGTGTGCCCACAAGAAAGCAAGTGTCGGTATTCGACTTTTCCCCAAGCACCCTCACGGGTAATTTGAACCACATCTTGGCGTGGCGCTTTGCGATGTTCAGTTGTCACAGCCCACCATTATGGTGGAAGAGGAAGTTATTTTGCGATACCCTTAAACAACTTTCGCAACCACTTCTTCAAGCCGCGAGCATCAACTGATACTTGCGCTGGAATGCTGTCGATAAGTTGTTCAATTTTGTCTGCATGCTCAGCCACTTGCTTTGCTGCTACTGCTTCTACGAAGTCTTCTGCTTTTGCAAAAGTGCTTTTTGGAGCAGCCTTCTTTGCAGGAGCCTTCTTTGCGGCAGCCTTCTTTGCAGGGGCCTTTTTTGCTGTTGTCTTTTTCTTTGATGTTGCCATGACCTTGACTTTATCAAACCATTTACCACCGTGGCGGAACCACCTCCCCTGTAGAAGCGCGGTCCGACCTAGGCTGTTGCCGTGGAAGGCTCTTATGACAATGATTATAGTAAAATAGCTCTTGCTATAACTGCCGCCCAACTAGCAAAGTCGACCAGCGTAAAAGAATTCGGAATCGGCGAAGACCTGGCTATCAATTTTTTTGGCTGGGATGAAGAGCGACTAGCCATTGTCTGCCAGATAAGGCAGGATTTGATGAAGATTGACCCAGAAGAGCGTTTAGCACGCTGTACGGAGCTCTGTGCGGTTCTCAGGCGATACTGGGGGGTGTCTTCGATAACAATGGTGGCCGAGGGTTACTGTTCTGCAGATATGGCCGAGACAGAGGGTTTATCGCTAGCAGATGCATTTCTGGACGCATCAAAACCAGTGAAAGAGTGCATTACGGTAACAAACGTCACTTTAGACCAGAAGGCCGTAGAGGATGGCGGTTTTGTGACTACAATTCTTGCCGTTCCTTATGCATACGAGCTGGGACGGACACTGAAGTGGTTTGACACCCTCATCTACACCAATGGTGGAGGCAAGAATTTTAGGAATTCAAAGTATCCACAGTCAATGAGGCGAGCCTTGAAAAACAAGGTTGTTGACGACCTCCCGGACGAGGCATACGAGGAGCTGGTAAGCCTGATTAATTCAAATGGATTTCATATACAAGAATTTTATTAAAGTATAATAATTCAAATGCCATTTTATGACAACTCATACGACGACTTGTATGGTCGTTCGCGCAATCTATTCGACAACGTCACAATTCTGCCAGCTGATAGGACTCCGTGCCTCGTGTGTGGGCATCCAACTGGGGACTGTGCTGGGGATAACTCATCCCATACGAGGATAGCTGGGTTCGGAATGATTGAATCACTTAAAGTTGTTCAAACTTTTTTGGTAGAAGAAGACATACACGAAGAGAGACAAATAACACCTTCGATAAAAACAAAAGTTCTGTTGCACAAGAAGGGTAAACAGATACCATATGCCGAAGCCGAGCGACTTGGGTTAATAAAAAAATGGACAAACTAAGAGCAAAGTTACTACGACTTTAGACCCTTTCAGTATTCTCGGCTAAGTTAAAATCGATACCTACTCAAATCACTATCACAACAGGACAAATCATGACTTCGCTTGACCAATCATTCGTGGATTCGTATTCTCTAAAACAAGCTCCTTGGGGCTTCAACGGTATGGGGGAAATTGTATTTCTTCGTACTTACAGCCGCAAGAAAGAAGATGGAAACAACGAAACTTGGCCAGAAACCCTTCAGCGCGTAATCAATGGAGCAATGGAAGTTGGAGTTGAGTACACAAAAGAAGAAGCAGAGGCACTGTTTGACCACTGCTTTAATCTTCGTTGCTCATTCTCTGGTCGTTCGCTTTGGCAGCTTGGAACGCCTCTTGTTCAGAAGTTCAATGCAACATCACTTAACAACTGCTACTTCACCAACATCGAAAAGATTGAAGACTTTGAATTGTTGTTCGAATACTTGATGCTTGGTGGTGGCGTTGGCTTCTCCGTTGAGCGCTCAAAGATTCACGACTTGCCAAAGGTTAAAGCAGGAGTCACAATCACGCACGAACGTTCCAACGATGCAGACATCATTGTCCCTGACTCACGTCAAGGTTGGAAGCGTCTCTTGCATGCAGTGTTGAAGTCATATTTCGACACGGGTAAGTCTTTCTCATACTCAACAGTTCTTATCCGTGAATACGGTGCGCCATTGAAGACATTTGGTGGCACTGCATCTGGCCCAGGAGCACTGATTGATGGTATTGCCGACATTTGCAAAGTGATGCAGAATCGTGAGGGCAAGAAGCTCCGTTCAATTGATGTCCTAGACATCTGTAACATCATTGGCCGCATTGTGGTTTCAGGCTCATCACGTCGTTCAGCACAGATTGCGATGGGTGACCCGGACGACGTTCTTTTCCTCCGTGCAAAAAATTGGGCATCTGGGAATATTCCTGCGTGGAGAGCGAACTCCAACAACTCCATATACGCCGACCACTACGACGAAATCATGTCGGAACTGTGGAAGGGGTACGACGGAACCGGCGAGCCTTACGGCTTGTTGAATCGTCGACTTGCTCGTAAGTTCGGAAGACTTGGTGAAGCAAAGCCTGACAACTCAATTGAGGGCTTTAACCCTTGTGCTGAAATCGCACTTGCTGATGGAGAGTCGTGCAACTTGGCAACAATATTCCTGCCAAACGTTGAGTCCCTTGAGCAATTTAAAGAAATCTCAAGCTTGCTCTACAAGACACAAAAGCAAATCACTCGCATGGCTTATCCATACGAAAAGACAACAAACATCGTGAGCAAGAATGCACGACTTGGTCAGTCTGTTACTGGAATCCTCCAGTGTTCAGAGGAACAAGTTTCGTGGTTGTCCCCTGCTTACGAGTATTTGCAGGAATTTGATAAGCAATACTCCGCAGAGCGTGGATGGCCAGCATCAGTTCGTTTGACGACCGTTCAGCCATCAGGAACGCTTTCATTACTTCCTGGAGTGACTCCTGGAATTCACCCTGCATTTGCTCCTTTCTATGTGAGACGTGTTCGCTTTGGTTCTTCAGACCCACTCGTTGAGGCTTGTCGCAAGCGTGGATACAAGATTCAGTGGGATATTGGAATCGACGGCAGAGAAGACCACACTCGCTATGTTGTGGACTTCCCATGCATGTCACCAGAGGGTTCGACACTTGCTGCGGCAATGACTGCTGTGCAACAGCTTGAATGGGTAAAGAAGATGCAAACTGAATGGGCAGATAACGCCGTGTCGGTTACTGTCTACTACCGCAAGGAAGAGCTTGGAGAAATCCAGGAATGGCTTTCAAAGAACTACGACAAGAGCGTTAAGTCAGTTTCGTTCCTGCTCCACGTAGACCACAACTTCTCTCTTCCTCCATATGAAGAAATCACCAAGGAGGAGTACAACAAGATGCTCGCCAAGGTTGACTTCTCTGCGCCATTGCAAGATGTAACTTTTATGGGTGATTTGGACCTCGACAATTGCGCAACAGGTGCTTGCCCGATAAAGTAGAGGCATGGCAGGAAGAAAACCAATACCAGAAGAAGAACGTTTTTGGGAAAAAGTGGACAAGTCTGGACCAAATCCAAATTATCCAGATTGCTGGGAATGGACTGCGCATAAGGTAAAAAAATACGGTCATTTTGTATGCAAGCAAGATGGAGTCAATAAAAAACTTGGCGCCCACGTATACAGCTGGCAAAAAGCAAATGGTAAGCGGGTGCCGAAAGGGCTTGAAGTCTGCCATACCTGCAATAACCCACCATGCGTTCGCCCTGACCACCTAGAGGCCGAGACTCGTTCCCATAATCAGCGTTATTCTGTTACGAACGGCAACAACACGCAGAGAAAAAAAACACACTGCCCATATGGACATCCATACGATGAAGCGAACACAATCAAAAAAATAAGCAAACATACCGGTCTTGATACACGAGATTGCAGGACTTGTCAAAAGAGATGGAAGAAAGAACGCGTTGCACGCAGACAGAAGGAAAAGGGAATAGAACCCAAAAAACCAAATCACTGCAGAAAGGGTCACGACTTCAGCGTTTACGGGGAGAAGTGGTACGTAAAAAAAAGCGGACGCCCATACCGAACGTGCGTAGAGTGTATGCGGATTAGAGAGAGAAAGAGGAGAAATGGCTAAGCACATGCCACATATTGAAAGATTTTTCCAGAAAGTTGATAAGTCTGGTAATGAAAAGTTTCCGGATTGTTGGATTTGGACTGGTGCGCCAACAAGCAGGAATTATGGTTCTTTTTCCTTCTACACCAAGAAGCCCGCGATTGGGGCGCATGTATCAAGCTATCTTTTCCACAAGGGCGATGTCCCAAAAGGAATGCTTGTGTGTCATCATTGCGACAACCCACCGTGTGTTAATCCAGAGCATTTATTCCTTGATACAAACTCCGGGAACATGAGAGACATGATGAAAAAAGGTAGACATGGCTGGACGAACAGGGAGAGAACCCACTGTAGGCGTGGTCATGAATTCGAAGTTTTTGGAGTGATAAAGCGCACAAAAAAAGATGGGACAAGCTACCGTACATGCAAAGAATGCATAAAAATAAATAGAAAGAACAACAAGAATAAGTAAATATGCGTCGGTGGCCAAATGGATAAGGCAACAGACTTCTAATCTGTAGACTGTAGGTTCGAGTCCTACCCGACGCGCACAGTGGCAAGTAGCTCAGTTGGCAGAGCAAGGGACTGTTAATCCCTGGGTCGTAGGTTCGAGCCCTACCTTGCCAGCCACTATACTGACGATGGCCTCTTGCTAGAGGGCGTCATTAATATTTCTGTCGGTGCGCAGTTAGAGCGTCTAGCAAGCACTATTTGGAGCGATGGCAGAGAGGCTTATTGCACCTGTCTTGAAAACAGGAGTCCGTTTGCGCGGACCGGGGGTTCAAATCCCTCTCGCTCCTCCACTTATGTTACGCTTTTACGCACGCAGTAGCATCAGGGGTAGAGCACCCGTGGAATCTAACGGGAGGTCTCTGGGTTCAATTCCCAGACTGCGTGTCTAAGCCCGTTTAGCTCAGTGGTAGAGCTCTTCACTTGTAATGAAGCGGTCCTCGGTTCAATCCCGAGAGCGGGCTCTAACTGGGGTAGAATTTAGCCCCTATGGGCATAACGATTTACAGAAACCAGAGAATTGGCGTAATACCGCCAACCCCAGCTACCTCTGTTATTGAAGACTCGGTCACCCCTGAGAGCGTAAAGGCACTAATTGAGTACGGCTCCATGCTGGGTCATCCTGTTTCGTACGCCCAGGAACAAAATGGAAGATTAATCCAAAATCTTGTTCCAGTTCATAAGACTGAATACCAGCAGATATCAACATCATCGAAAGTTGAGCTGGAGATGCATACCGAGTCATCATTCCATCCATACAGGCCTTCATACGTCCTTCTTCTTTGCTTGCGCGGTGATGATGCGGTGGCAACCACTTACGCTGATGATTTCGACATCGTTCCAAGATTAAGTCAAGAGGCAATTTCTGTGCTTCAAAAAGAATGGTTTACAACTCAGATTGACCAGAGTTTTAGGTCAGATGGACAGCCAGATATCGATGTTAGGACGGCGATACTTGAAGAAACAAATAGGGACGCTAATCCAGGATGGAAGATAACTTACGACTCTTGGTTCATGAAAGCCGTTGGAGATGGGACTGAAGAATCTCGCATGCAGGCTCAAAGAGCACTCAAGGAAATGCGTGATGCGGTTAATGATTCAACAAAAGAGGTTGTCTTGAAGACCGGTGACTTACTTGTTATAAATAACGATTGCACCGTCCATGGACGAAAGCCATTTCAACCACGATATGACGGAACGGATAGATGGGTTCAGAGGATGCTTGTGGTGCGTGAAATGCCACCGCCAGAGCACGTTAATGGCCATATGATTACCACCGAGTTCAACTAATGATGGATTTTGACGTGATGTTCGAACCAAGATACGACCTTTATCAGGTCGCAATTTTTCAATCCAGATATAGCGGGATATATGAAGGTGGGGAATGGTTCGCAATTGCTAATTTTAAGAGTTTTGACGAAACTGGAATTTCGGAATATGTATTCGGCGATGATTGTGATGCCGTAGATTTTTGGATGTCTGAAAAATCAGAAATGATTGGAGTTGGGAGTACGCCAGATGCTGCTGTAGCGAATCTCTATGAGCGGTACGAGAAAAAGGGTGGACCTACTCAAACATCTCAGAGTTGATAAAGCTCATTTTATTCCATAGTTTTTTTACCAATGGAATTGAAGTTACAGCAACAAATAGAGCAATAGCAACAGTAAGTATCAATGAGTTCTTTTTACCAATTTTTAGCTTATTTACATTCATGATTGGTCCCATCTATTCTAGAGATACTATCTATAGGTTCATCTTATAACAAGATTGCACGCCATAATGTACGTTATGTTCTACATCGTCTTAATTTTAACAGCAACAGCAGTAGTGTCCATTCATAGATTCGTTATGAACTCGGTTGAGTCATACGATGGCTACGGTGCAGGTTCGTTCCGTGAATGGAAAGAATTCGAGAGGCAGAAGCTAGGCTTCTAGGCTACTTAACGTATATTCCTATACGTTCTAACTCGGTCCCCTCGTCGCTGATAAACCTATAACCCTCTGGCTTTGGGTCTGGCTCGTCTTTCCATACTGGAATCATCGAATCATTGCCATAGGCAAAGTCCGAATTTTCTCTTAGGTGAATTTCGATTAGTTTGCCACCAATAAACTCGCAGTTGATTGTCCTGTACTGAAGCGGGATTAACCCTATGAACTGTGGCAGAGGGTGCCATTTATCTGTTTTTTCCCATTTAGTGAATCTTTGATAGGGGCGCTCTAAATGCTTTGTCCCAACTGTTTTAAGGATTGGCTGATACCCCTTGTAGTCAATGCTTAGGTGTTCTCCCTCGAAAACCTCACACCAGAACTCGCCTGGGTGCAGAAGTTCTGTTGTGTCTTCTTCTATGTATATTTTTCTTGCTTTTTCTCCCATGCCCTCGATATTCATTACTGGTTTCACGAAGTACTCACCCGGCTTCGGAACGGGGGTTCCACGTGGTCCACAGATATGTCCGGAGAGCCTGGAAACAATTAACTTGTCAAATAACCAGAGGTGTTTTGGGTCGCAGTTAAGCCATGCTTTTGCTTCTAGTGATTGCTCCACATTTACGGCTCAATGAAGATGCACTCGCCAGGGCACTCTTCGGCGGCTTCTACTACGTCAGATAGTCTTTCGTCTGCGAAAGATGCCATTCCTTGTGCGCCCTCTGGATTCCCCACAGCGGCCGCATAAATCTTGTCCCCTTCGCGCACATACGCAAGACCGTCTGGCATCATGTGAAAAACATCTGGGGCTATCTCTGCACATAGTCCGTCTCCAGTGCATAAGTCTTGGTCAATCCACACTCTCATTACTTAAATTCGGTCCAGGTTTTATCGCCGACGCCGAAATATTCTCTTGCGTAACCAGACTGAATGATGTCCTTGTTGAGACATGCTGTCGTTGGGTCGTCTATCTTGTCTGAGCTGTAGATTCGTGCAAGAACACGCCCATATTTGTCATTCTTGTCTGGAATGGTGTTAACAAATACCCATTTATGGCTTGTCAACCAGTCCTTGGTGAACGACTTAGCCTTAAGACCCATCTCTTTTTCTGCAAGGTCTTTGGTTCTTGATTCAGGAGTATTTACTCCATACAAGCGAACACGAATTTTGTGATGGATGCTAAAACCAAGGTCTATCATCAAATCAATCGTGTCACCATCAACGACGTTGAGGACTGTAGCCCCATACCAAAATCGCTGCATCAGAAATTTCTTATGTTGCGATTTTGGCCAGATGTTCTTTTGTACTGATTGCCCGGCAATCGAGGACGGTCTATTGTTGGTCCTTGGCTGCCGCGTGATTCACCAATTCTTGGACGGTCTATGGTTGGTTTGCCAACAGGGCGAATATCGTCCCGTCTACGGTTACCCGGTTTAATCTTGTTTGGATTGGAGCGGTCGATGTTGTCAGGACGACGTTTATCATTTGCTCCTGTTCTTTTGTCAGGACCATACAGCTGGAGTGTTCCATCACGCTGTTCTTTGATGTATTCCCTGTCTTTTGGGTCCTTTCCGTCGTATTGCTGCAACTGTCCATCAGCGTCTTCCAGAATGTATCCCGGCTTATACTCGGACCGACTGGCTCTATCAGCCGAATCTGGTTTTCTATTTGGGGCTGAACGGTCTGTTCTGTCGGCGCCTCTGCGGTCATCTGCGCTCGTTGGTCTGCGCGAATCCGTCTGACCACGACGTGTTGCAGCATCTCTTGTTCCTTGAGCTTCTTGACGGCCGACACGAACTGGTTGGTCTCCTGCTACTCGGTTTCCAGTTCCTCTGTCAACGCTGTCTGGGCGTCTCCTATCGTCGGCGCTTGTAGGGCGGCGTGAGTCTGTTTGACCGCGGCGAGTTGCGGCGTCTCTTGTTCCCTGTGCTTCTTGACGACCCACACGAACCGGCTGGTCACCAGCAACTCTGTTGCCAGTTCCCTTGTCAATCGAGTCAGGACGACGTCTATCATCGGCGCTTGTTGGTCTACGTGAGTCGGTTTGACCGCGACGTGTAGCAGCGTCAGAAACTCCAGTTGTTTTTCCACGATTCGCCTGAACTCGCTCTGCCGAATCGATTCGACGAGCTGGCGGAGAATTATCGATTCTGTCCGCTGGTTTTCTATCTGCAGCAGATGAGCGCTGTGCCTGACCGGTAAGTCTGTCACTTTGCGCTTGATTTCTTCTATCTCTTGCTGCATCCGTGTTTGCTCTACCGATTTGTGCTTGCGCTTCAGCCCCAGCTCGCACCGTCTGCTTGTCAAAAGCAGCTCTTGCTCTAGCTCTTGCGTCTCTTTCTTTCTTTGAACGGTCTGCTACGTCCCTGTTCGGCTTGATGCCTTGAGATGCAAGCTGTCCACGTACAAATTTTCTACGTCGCTTTTCATAGTCAGTGTTGCTTTGACGCTTGTACGGAACTCGCTGTTCATCTGGCGTGCCATCAAAAATCATTCCGTCGCCGTCAGCATCAACCATGTCGAGCGAACCCTGGGCTGTTGCGCCAATTGTTCCACCGCGCTGCTGACCTATGGTCTGTCCTTGAAGTTGCTTTTCTTCTACTGATTCAGAATCATCTTTTTTCTTTGTGTTCTGGTATCTCTCAAGAAGTCTCTTGCCCTTAGCGGCGAGCTTCGCTGCATCTTCTGCATTCTTTGGAACTCTTTCACCCCAAGCTGCAGCAGAAAGAGCCAAACGTGTTGCTCTACCTTTTTCATCGACCATTGGGCCTGATGGATTCGTAAAAAATCTTGTTAGGAATGAACCCTTGCGACGCATCTTCTCTGGCGTATCAGCAGCACCCTTCACTCCAGGCTTTAGGTTTGAGCCTTCTGTTCTGTTGAAGTGCGCTCTCCCAGCTGCTGTCAAACCACCCTTTGGGTCTTTTAGTTTTTGCTTTGCTGATTTCTCATCTACCGGAACGCAGTTTGGAACCATCTTTCCGGCCTTGCTTCTCTTCATCCCGATTTGCTTATAACCGTCCCAGCACGGACTGTCTGATGCTTTTGTTTCGTTGTCCTCGAAAGAGTCAAAATCATCCGAGTAATTATCAAACACTTTTGACGAGAAGTACTCGTCGTATATAGGCATTAATTCTTCGTCATCTACTTCTGATACCACTTCAACCTTGAGATTGAGCAATTCTTCGAAAAGTTGGTCGTCATCTATTTCGTTCATTTCACAATTCTCCCATATTTTTATTGGTTTGAAGGACAATAAATGATAACACTAGCCAGCGTCAACAATCATGTGAATCCTATGAGTGGAGCCATTGTTGTCGACTCTGTGAACCCTGTTGGTGTTGTCTATCACCCAAATCTCCCCTGGTTTTAAATTCTTAGAAATACCACCAACCGTGAATGTGCAGGAGCTATTTGTGACAATAGGTATGTGTATTCTGTGAGTGTTTCT